CGGCATGATCTTCATGCGCTCAGGAGCCAGAGACAGCAGGGCCTCGTCCATCTCCTTCTTGATGAGGTCGTAGCTACCGAACTCAGGAATCTTGCGGCCAGCGTCACGCATGAACCTCTCGCCCTGAGCCTGCGTTATCTTGTCGTTGGAGACAGCTTCATCGACGGCCTTCTGGAAGAAGGGCAGCTTCTCGTCCTTGTTCAGAGCCCTGTAAACCTGCTCACGCAGACGGTCCTCTGCAATCCTGCCCCACTTCTCTGCTTCTTCTGCGGTGTCAGAGAGGTAGATAACTCCCTCGTTGAACTCAAAGAAGTTGGAGGTGGTGGCGTGGTAGAACTTCTTGGCCTTGCCCTCTTCGTCTACCCATTGGTTACCAGCGATGTACCGTTTAAATTCAATGGTGTCGGGCACCTCAACAGCATCAGCAGCTTCCGTCGCCTCTTTGGCGGTCGGGAATGCTACGTTGCGCAGGCTGTACCGCACATCATTTGAATCAAGGCTGTAGGTTCCGACGTTGCCAGTGGCAGACTTGACCTGATTGGGTTCGTAAACAGCAAGGTTCTTGCGGCCCTGCTCTTCTACATAGAAGGAGTCAAACCCAAGCGCTTTGATGGCGTCCTGAACAAAGCCATCTTCAATGGCATCCCATTTGCCATTCTCAATGTCCCTGAACATCTTGCTGCCAAGCATCCGGCCATTTGAGTCTGTTGTTTTGTTTAACTCAAGAACAACCTTTCCAACATGGCTTTGGTTATCGTAATCAAACGGATTCTCTGCCCTGACGTACAGGGGCATGATGTGAGGGCCAGTGGGAAGCAGGCTAATGAGTTCCTTCTGGATGTACTCCCTTGCTTCAGGGGTTGCATCTTTAAGGTTGCCCGTTTGCAGGCTCTCAATCATCTCCTTGCCGAGAGAGTCCTTGCCGTAGTCCTTCTTGATCGCGGCGATGGCTCTCTTTACCCCGTCAGCAATCTGTTCTTTGGACAGATACTTTTCAGGGTAGCGAGCGACAGCTTCGTAGCTGTCTGCGGCAAACGTCTCTGCAAAGGTTGGATCGTCCGTCAGGAAGATGGGTGCGCCGCGCTTGGTCTTGCGGGTGAAGTCTGTAGTGTCTTTTGCCAGCCCGTGGTACATGACCATTGGCGTACCGTCTTTGTTGACGATCTTAGACCTGCCAAGCCAGTCCTTGAACTCCTTGGTTTCAGTACGGCGCAGGCTTAGCTTTGCCTCCTTGGCAGGCATAACCTTTTCCAAGGCTTTCCGAACTTCAGGCGCTGTCTTGCTGCGCTCTTTGAGACTGCCGAGAAGCTGCTTGCCATCAAGGGAGCCAATCATCTCCAAGACAGGGGCATCAACATCCTTATCTCCGGTCAAGAGATAGTTGACCGGGGGCAGTGCAGCTTTTTGATCTGCATACGGACGATCAGCAACAGCAAGTTGCTCCGCCCCTGCGGTGAAGTTTTGCCATGCATTCTGAGACCGAGTCTCTGCCGTTAGCGCCCACCGAGCCATGGGGTCGGCGGTAGCAGCCATGTGGTTAGCCCACGCAGTGTATTCGCCAGCAGGTCCAAACTGCGCCTCTGCCATACCGTGTGCATAGTAGTCATGCACCGCACGCAGCAGGTCGTTGTACAGAAGCTTTGTGCCGTTTACATCTGTTATGTCAGACCGCTTGAGTAGCGGATGGTTAGAGAAATCGCTGCCCTCTGGTCCAAAAGTTTCCGGGCTTGTCGGGTACACCAGAAGGTGGTTGTTCTCAGAAATGTCCCTCCTCATCTCGGAGGAGTTGTTGCTGTAAGGCGGCACTAAGTCGCCAACTTTAAACCCCTTGGGGATTTTCTGGCCCTGTCGATATTTTTGTGTCTGTAGTTCAACCTTGATTGGGAGAACTTTAAATTGATCCTCTAGCGCACGCGCCAAAGCTTCATACGCCTGCCGGACAAGCGGATTCCTCAGATCATTTACAGGAAGATCATTAAAGACCTGAGCCAGAAGCCTCTGCTGCTTCTTTTGTTCAAGCGTTAGAGACTTCTGTTTAAACACCTTCACCGGGTTGCGGAACAGATAGCCCGCAATCATCCGGGGGGTGTTTAGGTCTGGCGCTTCCTTGGCAGGAAGGTCGCTTTGTATTCTTTCATATGAGATTCTTGCTCCGAATCCTGATCCGTAGACGTAGAGGCGTTCAGTTCTCTGTTGAGGTCTTGAACCGCTTTCTCCAACCAAGGCATTGAGTTGCTTGACTCTTTCCGCAAACTCATTGAACCCTTGACTTCCTTGTTCTCTCTCATTTGGTGCCACCCAGTAGGTTGTTATCGTGTCATCTTCAACTGAGAACGCCGGAAGACCCGTCTGTTCAATCAGGTCGTTAATCTCGGCATCTGTCAGTTCTTTTTGGAGCTTGATGGTGTACGAAGGGGTTGCGTAAGAACCATCTCCAAAATCATGGCCGGGTTTCTTGTTCGTGCCAACGCGGACATGAATTTGCTCCTGCTCATAATTTTCTGCGAACCGCTCAATCCTAGCAAGAACATCTTGCGACTCCGATTCTTTGAACGTCACCATTGCAACAATGGCAGGCTCGCGGTTGCTCATGTAAACGCCCTTGACGGGCTTCACCTTGATGCGAGCGTTGGTGTCGTTGAGCAGATACTTCAGAGAGTTTCCTGCAACATTCTGAAGTAGCTTGTATGCGTCTACATCCCCGTTGCGAGCGCGGTTGTAAAGTTCATTGATGCCGGGAAGCGCTGCACGCTCCGACGCAGCAGACAAGTTGATAATCGCCCGCTCTTTGAGTTCTCGTGCTGCGCGGAGGCGAACCCCGCCTTCAGGCACGAAGTCCTTGTCATAGCTGGTTCCACCCTCATCAACAGACTGGCCCTCGCCAGAGCCAACCCAGTCAGGCTCGTTAAGCTTCTCTTGTTGCCCTGCAATCTTCAGGATATTTTCACGGGTCTCGTTAAATGTCTGATCGCCATTCTTGTACTTGGCCCATTCTGCGCGGACCTTGGGCTTCAAAGAAGCCTTCATTTCTTCAGAGAAGAGACCTCGCACAGCTTCCCAAGTAATGGACTGGAGCTCGCGTGGCTTTAAACCAAGCTGCTTGGCTGCATCACGGTAGGCATCGGCAATCAGGCCGTAGGTGCCGCCAACGCCAAGAACATCTGACTTGCCAGTACCGCCGAAATTCTGGATTACCTCTGTATCGGTTCCGGCAAGAGCCTCAAACAACGCAGCAGCAACAGCATGGGTATCAATGGTTACGTGCCCAATTTCACTGTTAGGTGCTGCAATGTTGTTGTAGAAGGAGCGGATTTTGTGTTCGAAGCCAAGCTGCTGGCTGACGTTGGTGCGGCTTCCGTCACGGAAAATATTGACCGTCTTTTCAATCGGCCCATAGGTAGACCACATCATGGTCGATGGAGTGCCGTCATTGTTCCTGACTAGGTCACCAAACCCGCCCTCGGGGGTAACGATCCGGTACTGACGCGAGTTAAACGCCTCATCAAATGCGCGGATAAACGCAGCAGCATCCTTTGCGTTCATGTCCTTCAAGGAAACACCACGGTCGGCAATCTTCTGAATCTTGTCGCGGTGTTCTTGACGCTTCTCGCGTTCTTTCCGGTCGTCGGTTTCTTTGACGTAGCTGTCTGCGTATTGCAGCATCTCCGGGGTCCAGACGGAATCGCCTTCATTGGTAAGGATGTCAATGGCACGTTCAGCCATAGACACGTTCTGGAACCAATCCTTTTGCGGAGACATGGCAGCCATGATCCCCGCCACTTGGCGCAGGGACATGTCGTACTGATCTGCCATTTGGTCGGCAATCACATTAGCGCCGTCATACCAAAGTTTGCTGCGCTCCCTGATTTCCTTGGGAACCTTGTTGTGCAAGAAGACAAGGTTGTTGATGATGTTCTTCTTGAAGACATCAATCACGTCCTCGGGGGCTGTGTCCTTCGGGACGAAGCCATACTCAGAGATGGCTTGCGTGATCCGCCCGGAAAGTTCCTTGTTGGTCTCCATCGCCTCTTTGATAGCATCGCTATCAATTGAAAGCATTTGGGTGATGGGGTCGTACTTGCGAGTTTTGCCCTGCGGGTTCTGAGTAGAGATTTCAATCTCATCAGGATTTGCAGCACGGAGGAGACTCAAGCGCTCCTCCATGGTTTGTGTCTCTATATCCTTAACCTTGGGCGCTGCTTTCCCGGGCTTGGCTTCTTGCTTCGCTTCGGGCTTGGCCTTGGCGGCAGGCTTCAACTCGCCGCGCTCGACGGCTTGGAAAATATCATCCGCAGACTGGAACCCTGCACCACGCAGAGCCTGAGACAGGTTGGCAAAGAAGTTCTTGATCTTGCGGTAGAGGGCGGCAATCATGCCCGGGGGCGGCTTGGCCCCCTTGTCGTAGGCACCAAAGGCGTCAGCAATAGCCTCTTCAATCAGACTGTTGTTGACGTACTCATCAAGCTCTTTCCCTTCGAGGCCCTTGTCCTGCGCCTCTTTAGTGAACAACTCAATGTAGGCATCGTGGCGGCTCTTACCCTCTTCTTGAGAAATCTTTTTCAGGTCTTCAATCCAAGTCTTCTTGGCTTGCCGCTCCAGAGCCTTCCATTGCTGGGGCGTGAAGAAGCCCAAGTCCTTCAGGGCGTGAAGGGACTCATGGCGCATGGTCTGGACAGGATTGGAATCCTCCAGCGACACCCGGATCAACTTGTCGAGGTAAGCGCCACCCGCGCCATTCTCAATTCGATCAACGATGTTCAGACCCACATCACCCAGACCGAACTTGCGCATCTGGGGGACAAAGGTTTTGTAAAGCTCTTTGGCAGCCGCTTGGTTTTCTTTGGCCTGTTTAAACGTGTCCTCGCCAATGCTTTGTTCAATGGCACCCTCGGCCTGCTCTCGTGTTTTAAACACGCCAACCTGCTGACTGTCGGGGCCAAAGAGTTTGAACTGGCTGTTTACACGCTCGACCTCGCCAAACGGGGTAACAGATAGCGGCTTGGACAGGGCTTCGATCTTGTCGTATGTGTCTTTGATCTTCTGCGCCGACTCATCCATCATGGTCGGCAACTGAGCCTTCAGGCTCCTGTACTCGTCCGTGTCGGTCTGCTCGGTCGCCTCCAGACGTTCCAGATTTTGCTGCGCCTTCTGGATTGCGGCGTTGATCTTCCCTTCTTCCTTGAGAAGGTTTTCCCGCTCTTCCGCCCTGATCTTGGTTAGGGCCTCAAGTTTTGCCGTGGCCTCTTCTTCGGTATCCACCACCGACAGGGGCTGCTCACGGCCCTCTGCCATGATGTTGTAGCCCTGCGGCCCCATCTCACGGCCAAGCTCTTCCTGCTCAATCTTGAAACCGCCGGGCAAGGTGTCGGGGAAACGCTGGGCAAGCTCTTCCTCGGAGACCGCCAGACGGGCGTCCTCTTGTTGCTTCAGTGCAGCATATTCTTGTTGAACAGAAGAACGACCGGCGGTGCGAGCGATAGCGCCAAACGGAGTGCCAACCAAGGTAGCCCCGTAGGCTGCTTCAGCGTACTCTGCAAGAGCATCATCGGTAGTCAGGGGGAGGCCAGCTTGCAGGCGCTCCAGCATCTGCTGGGTTACCTCGGTAGGGATTTCCGCAAGAGCGCCTACACCGCCACCACGCACAAGGCTTGTGGCGACCGATTCCTTGGCTGCTCTCTCCAAAGAAGCGTTTGTCCCACGGGCCAGCATCTTCTCAGCCTCGGGGCCAAGAATCTTGCCAATGAATGTACGGCCAAGGGGGATAGCCGTAGACGCAACCTCAAGCGCTGTCCCGGGCACGGCTGCCCCCAAGGCAGATAGGCGGGAGATGTCCTGCGGGGTTTCTTCTGCCTGACGGACTAGGTTAGAACCGTACAGTTGCAGCAAGGATGGCACCGCAGCACCAGTTAAGCCACCCACAACAGTGCCAATACCGGGGGCGATAGCGGTTCCCGCCATGGCACCAGCTTTACCGCCAGCAATGGTGGCAGCGATGTTGGGTAGCTGCTCTGCAAAAGCAGAGGGGATTTGGCTAATTGCCTCCCCGGCAGCAGACAGAAGGCCACTCTTCTCGTACGCCTGTTTAACGCGGTCAAGGCTTGCGCCCGGAGCATACTGCTCAGAAAGCTCTTGCTGTCGCTGTAAACCACGCTGGGCAGCGCCTTGAGGATCAACGATTGACCCTGCCGCCGTCTCAAGCCCTGCACCAAGTCGTTTAAATCCACCTATGGTGGAAGAAATTACGCCCGACTCGGGGGCTGGGGCTGCGGGTTGCGGTTCTTGGTTAAGGTTCTGATCAATGAACCGGGCCAACCTTGATGCCGCCTCAACATCGCCTGCCGCCTCTGCGTTACGGAAGGCTTGGATGGCTTGCCTCAGTTCCATATTACTTCCCGGGGTTCAGGTATTTGCTGATGTCTGCCTGTACTTGAGATATCTCGGCGGGGGATAGTGTACTGACACCGGGAGAAATTCCGTATGCCTGAGCAACAGAATCTTTTGCCTTTTTAATTTGATCTTGCACAGCAGCTTTCTCTGCTGGAGTCTTTGCAGCGGCCAAGAACACTTCCATTCTTTTATCTATTTCTCTGACTGCCTCGCCGTACTTCAACCGTGCCGAAGATTCCGCCCGCATGGCTGTCCCGGTCTTCATGGCATAGGCTTCAGCCAAAGCCTCACGCTCAGAACCCGTGAATTTCGGGTCAGCCATGATTTTTCTTGCAAGGTCATAGACGTTGGGTTCTCTGGCTCCCACTTCTGCCGCCCGCATTGCAAGAGAGCGGTTGCGGTAGTCTGCATCTTGCGCCATCCTCTTCTGATCCAGACGATCACGCATGATGGCCTGCGCGGTGGTCAAGGACGTGCGCATGTCCTGCCCGCCGCCGGTGATCTCATTGCGAAGCTGCTCAATCTGCGCCTTGTTAAACGCATCCTGCGCAGCCTGTACAGCCTTCTGGTTCTCACCCATGGTCCGGGTGATTTCAGGCGCTGCCCGGCTGGCGCTTTCAAGGAACCTAGCACCGGGTTTAGACGCTTCGGCAGCCATGGTGAAGCCAAAGTTCATCAGGGCATCGGACAGGCCGCGACCCTTGATTTCTTCCGCCCGGCTCGCCTGCTGTGCAATCAGAGCGTTTAACTTGTCCAGTTTAGGGTTAGACATACCCTGCAACTGGTTAAACAGGGTCATGGCCTCTTGAGTCAGGGTGCTCTCAGGAACGCCAGTTTCCTTGGCAACTTCCTTTACAGCAGCAACCACTTCCTTCTTGGCCTTGGGTTGTACTTTTGGCTCGTTTTTCTTGGGAGCAGCCTCTGCTTTCGCCACGGGGGCAGCAGCCTTGGGTTCTTTTGCCGCACGCTCTTTTTCCAACCGCGCAGCAACCTCGGGGGCAGCCTGCCTTAGAAACTCTTGCTTCTGAGCTTCTTCTTCTTTTTTGCGAGCTTGAATAATAGATTGCCTGCGAACCTCATCTGCCGCAAGACCAGCCGGGTCTAGCCCGCTGAATTGAGACAAAGGATCAACATCATTGGAGCCACCATTAGCAAAGGCCACGATACCACCGTGAGCCATTCCCTCTTCCATGCTGTCGGCAAACTCATCGGTGATGCCAGAGGCAATCCCGGTGCGCATGGAGGCACGTTGTGCCATCTCTGCTGCGATGAGTTGGAGTTGCTCTGCGTCCCCGCGAGCCATAGCAGCCTTCTGGGCTTCCTGTAGCTGCTGGTCAGAGAGCTTGTCAAGAATAGACCGGACGTTGTTTACATCAGTGACTCCGCCCTCGGCGTAGGAATCCACCATGCCGCCTTCAGCCTTGCTAAACAGCCCAGCAAGAGCAGTGCCAAGGCCAGTAAGCTGACCCATAGAGCTACCAGCGCCACCATAGAGCGTGCTGGCCCCGCCCATGGGGGTGCCACGCAGGATGTTCGACATGAACTCAAGCTGCTGATACGGGTACTTCTTCTCGTTCAAGAAGTCCTGATACCTTTGATCCAGCATCTGCTGAACAGTCTGCTGCTGCTGCCCACCAAACTGGGCCTGCTGTTGCCCGACGGCAAGCTGTTGGGTGATGCCAGAACGGAACTGATCCGCAGCGCGGTCATACGCTGCCTGAGAGCCACGGGCCTGAATGTCCTGCAACTGAGAACGAAGACCCCGCTCACGCTCTGCGCGTTGGATACCTTCACGATAGCCGCCAAACGCACCTGCTTGGGTAGCCCGAGCTTGTTGTTCCTGACCTAGCAACTGGGAGGCGCGAGCGGCCTCCATCTTCTCCCGGTCAATGACGTTCTGCTGGTACGGCGACATGTACGTACCAATGTTCTGGGCAAACCCTTGGGGGCCTGCGTCCATGCCATACGCATTGCCATACGCCTGCTGTTGCAGCGGTGTAAATTGTGCGGTGCGCTGGCCTTCGTATTGCTGATATGGATTGAGGGGCTTGCCCTCCTTATCCAGCCCTAATGTCAGTGCAGATGTCTGACCAAGGAGCTTCTGCGCGGTCGGCTTTGCCCAGTCTGGGAGATCGGTGATCTGGGTTTGTGAAGCACCACCGCCGCCGCTGTCATACACCCGACGAGTGGAGGTAAGGCGTCCACCTTCACCGTAACCGCTATGCTTGCTCGGGATGATCATTTAGACACCTCAAAAAACTTCTGGTATGTGACGCTCTGCACTTCGTAGCCATGGCTCTCCGCAGACTTCTTCCAGCCGGGACGGCCAACGAACTCTATGCCCGCAGCGCCCGCTTCCTTGGCTAGATTGTCCAACAGAGCGTACATCTCGTCCTCAATAAATTGCATGTGATTTGGTTCCCCGGAGCAGTACTGAACAGTCAGCATCTTGCACTGGGGGTAGGACTTGACCTCACAAATCACATGCCCGTATACCGTACCTTTATCGTGTACGACTAGCAGCAGCATCTGCCCGTTGAGCAGAAAGCGAAAAATGTCCCCTGTGATAGCCCGTCCCCGCGACCATCTGGCAGACTCCTCCAGATAAGGCATCAGCGTCGGAAGGACGCTGAGCAGTTGGCTTACGGGAACAATGTCTATCTTCATGCAGGCAGATATCTATCCGAGCGGCTGTTAACCGCCACCCTGCCTTTTCCAGTAGTCTTGCCTCGGGTTTTCTGGACACGGTCCATCATGGCGTAGAGCTTACGAGCGCCAGCTTCTGTGGAGCCGTTACCCAACTCAGACACGATCCGAGCCGGGACAACAAACTCACCATCAGCCAGCCGGGCAGGACGCTTGTTGCCAATAGACGCAGGGATGGAGTCGCTCACACCATCGCCGGGGCCGCGCAGGAGCCTGCCGCCATCGGAGTAGTCGCCAAGGTTGTATCCGCCACGAGCAAAAGCTGCGAGGGAGGAGAGCCCGCCACGAGCTAGGCCGTCGCCTTCGGCGGCGGCGGCAGCGTCAGCAGCGGCGCTAACATCAGCATTACTAATGCCAGCAACAGCGTCGCCAATTGAAGGGCCTATAGCACCAATATCCACGCCGGGCTGACCTGCGGCATCTGTTGGGCCATCAAGACCAGACAACATACCCTCTTGAACAGAGGCGGGCACATCAACCAAGTTAGGCCCGATGCCCTCAAGACCAGACATCATGCCTTCTTGAATAGAAACTGGCACTGTGTTTAAGTTAAGCCCGGGAGGTAGTCCGGTTGCCGGGTCAAGACCTTTTGCAATAAGTCCTTGTTGAAGGACAAAGTTAGGGACCATTGCGGCTTGCAATCTCCCCATGGGAGTCAGAGCAAAGCCCGCCTGCATAAGCTGTGTAGCTTTAGCATACCCCGGGTTTCCCGCATAAAAGGCCGCTTGCTGCATCGGGGTCAAGTTGCCCCAACTGTTAGGATTCTGCGGGTTGTTCGGATCATCAAACGCCATGCTTCCGGGGTCAGAGTAATTGACATCACGGCGTGCAGCCATCGGGTTGGTGACAGTCAGCGGGGCAGTATCAGCTTGAGTCGCAGCGGGAGCAGCGACAGGTGCCACATAGGCCGTAGGCATGGGGGCAAGACCCATCAGGTAGCGGTAGTACTCATCCGACTCCCCCGTCATGCCGGTATTTCCGCCATCGGCATAAGTTTCTCCACCCTCTGCCCTGCGGAGAACGAAACGAGGATCAAAGAACCGAATCCCTCCGCCCGGAGTTCTGACAGGGCCTGTGTAGCCCGGGGTGAAATCGTATTCGTACGGGTTTTTACCGCTTCCCGGCGGAGGAGAAGCAGTCTCTCCAGACCCCGCCATTATCACAGGCAGGGCTGCGGAAGCGCCTGATTTAAACAGCCCCTTGGCCCCGCCAATGCTTTGCATGAACATGTCGCGGCCAGCTTCAGAACCGAGACCCTTTACGCCAGCCATCATCTTGTCCGTCATGGACATCTCAGGCAATGTAAATCCAGCGCCGTTCTGGGCAATATCTATCGCATTCATGCCCGGGTTGGCTTTCAAAAGAGCCTCTTGGGTAAGAGCGTTACCGCCTGCGGTAGCCAGAGAACTACCAATACCTGCGCCGCCGTATGCTCCCAGACCCGCCATCAGACCCTTCTGGAGGTTGCCAGTAGCCAAGGCGGTGCCGCCGCCGGTCAGCAAGCCAGCCATCACAGGAGTTAGGGTGCCACCAGATAGCGCAGTCAGCCCCACACCTGCAATCATTGGCAGGATGGACGACAGAAAGCCTGCTTCAGGCAGGCCGGTATCGGGGTTAAGGGTCAGTGATCCACCATGCGCTTTAGCCACCGTTTGGAGGGCGTTCACCTCGCTTGGGGCCATGTGGACAAGCATCGTATCCGGCCCCCGACCACGGGAAGCCATGTGTTGTGCGGCGAGTTGCAGGCTCATTGGGGCCTCACGGAAGAAGGGTTAGTGGATAGTATCATGGGGGGAGCGCAGAGACAAATGTCATTGTCGCCACCACAGATTGCGTAGCTGGCTTGGTTGGCGTGCCGGAAGCGGCGAGGTGTTGAATGGACACAGCGGTGTTGGGAACAGACCAGTAGATTTCTATGTACTGGCCCGCCGTCATGCTTAGAAAATAATTCCAACCAACAATTGAATGTCCATCCGTACCTCCGTGGCTACCCGGAATAGATACAAAGCCAGTCGAACCCGGTATGTCTACCCCGCTTTGCTTTAACCAAATGTATACATCTTGGACGTTACTATTTGTGTTTGCAAACTGCGTACTAAACTGTAGGTTATAAATACCTGCATTAGTTACCGTGATTTTAGAGGTTGCAATACTTACACCATTAGCAAAATCCGTGGTGTTGAGCGTCATCAGCGTGGCTGTGTTTGCCGTGGCGGTCTGATCTTGATCGCTGGAAAACGCTCCATACGGAACGGATAAGGTGTTCAACTGCCCAATAATGGTATTGAGTCGGTTGAAGTAAAGGCGCAAGACGTTAGAAAACTGATCGTGATACTGCTGCGCATACTCCACCGGGGCATTGGGTAAGTTGTGCGGTGCTACCCGTTGCAGCGCTTTGTCAGAGGTAACGATCAAAGTCATAAGGGTTTTTACCTACGTCCGTCAGGTTTGATGTCGATACGCGGCGCACCGACCTGCCACTGGAGCCCAAGCTGATTGCCTTCGACCTTGATCGACATCTGCCGTCCGCGCACCCGAATCAGAACCTGCCCGGTGTACTTCTCAACCGGGACCACCGCAGACCGAACCACTGAAGCGTTGTCCGTTCCGCCAACAGAAGGCGGGGCGTTGTACCCAGAGCCAGAGTTCTGCAATGGCAGCAGCGTCATGGTCACCTGCGGGTTAGCCGCCGAAGACCCCCGGAACGTCATGTCAGGCAGCAAGCGCCAGACGTAGCCAAAGTTGTGCCCGTCACCAATGTCGAATTCAGCAGATGTGATGTACGAGGATATAGCTGCGGGGGTGCCGGTGATGTTGTCGTCCACACCAAGTTCGTGGAACACAAGGTTGTCTTCGTAGGTCGCAGCCATCGGATACTCGTTCAGCCCAGAGTCGATCCAAGCTGTCCGCGCCATGGTGCCGTAGTACCAGATGTTCTCCAAATAGTTGTAGACCACGTAGCTGTCAATTTCGGTAGCGTCGGCGGAGCAATAGAACCACCAGACCTCGTTAAACCCTTCGTTGGTTCCGACAAAGAACTGATCCTGCTGGTTTAGGTTGATGTTGCCAAAGACGTGTTGGCGCAGGTCGCAAGACAGCGTTTGGATTCGCCCGTCGTAACGGTAGAACTTGTCCACGCCCATCCAGTACACAACCCCGGATGCGGATACAGCGGTGTTGACGCCAGCAATCGAAATGGCATCGCCCAGAAGCTGAACGCCCCAGACAAACGGAGGGCCAAGGTATTGCAGCGAGTAGACGGAGGCGTCCGTGAACACCACAATTTCCTGACGGGTCTGGACGAAACTACGAATCTCAGAGCCGTGCGACAGGCGCACACCGCCCGCTTGGTTAGTGGCCGAAGGCTCCCAATCCACCACTGATTCTTGAGCGGACCAGCGGATAAACATCGGATCAAGCTGAGTCTCACCGATAGGGTTACAGCCGAGGCAAATCACAAACCGGCTGACATCAGACACGACCATGTTGTTCACGACTGTCGGCACCTGCAAGGCACCAGCCAGACTGGAAACCGGGATGCCTCTCGGCGAAATCGTGTGCGTGCCCGACTGCGTGCCGGTAGTGATAATTGCGGTGCCGCCCGGAGTTGCCGCGAGGTTGAACGTGATGCCCGTGGAGTTGACCACGTAGTAGATAGCGCCCGCAATGAGCCCGGTGGGGAGCGCCCCCGTGGTCTGGAGAATGACAGCGGTATTGTCTACAAGCCCTGAACCCAAATACGTGACCACCCCCGGCGAAGCAATAGTCACCGTGAAAGTCAGTGCGGATGTGCCCAGCTTGGCGTTCCAGTAGTAGAGCACCCCGCCACGGTAGCCGTAGATCAGGTCTTCGCCAAAGTTGTTTTGATACCAGAGACGAATGCCCGTCGTGGACGTAACACCAAACCCCCACGTACCCGAGCCCCACGACCCAGCGCCCCAGCCGGTAAAGGGCGTCACGTTTGCGTTACCTACCGGGATTTCATAAACAGCGTAGACCCCGGTCCCACCGCCGCCCGTATCGTACGCCGTGGCTGCGACCGGAGAAGTGATGGTGTAGATGTTGGCGTTGGTGACGGTGACTTGGAAGTTCTGGTTCAGGACCTCTACGGTGATACCTTGATTGACCTCCAACTCAAAGGTGCCAGAGCCAGCGGTAGTAGTCGTAATAGCCGCGCCATCAGCTACGTTGGCAAACTGCACTGTGGTGCCTGCCACCACACGGATGTAATAGACCACACCGGCGGTCAAGCCAGTCGGCAAAGCGCCCCCAACAGAGACCGACAGAATCACCGGAGTGTTGGCAGCCAACGCCGTGGTCAGAATGAAGTCGGTAGCCGTCGAGCGAGTGAACGTCTGGTAGCTAAGCGCCCGAGCGCCGGAAAACGTGACGAAGTCGCCCGTGGTGCAGCCGTGTGCGTTGTCTGTGACGGTGATGGTCGTCGAGCCTGTGGTGGCGACAAACGGATTGCTGAGCGCCCCAGAGTTGGCACGCATAGGCGTGATGTCGTCGTAGCCTCCGCCCTGTTCGATGTAGAACTTGAGGTTGGTACCCACGCCAGTAACAACCGACGGCGCAGTGACAGTTCCCCATGTCCAGAGCGACCGGCAAACGCCTTGAAAGGTATACGCGGAAATTTGTTCCCAGCCGCCAATCTTCTCCGGGGTGCCTTGACGGAACCGTACCTTGTCGCACGAGTACCAACCACCCTCGTTTGTGTAACGGGTGTTCTCTTGGTTTACACCGGGCTTGAGAAGAATTTTTTGGAGCGGCATGGGTGCGTCCTTACGCCTCAGACTCGGTCATCTTGGCGGCAGTGACTTGGACCTCTTGGACCCGGCGACCCCACCCCTTACCAAAGGTGTTCCAAGTTGACAGGGACCGCAGAAACTCCAAGCGGGTTTGCTGGTATTTTTCCACAATATCGTCCGCAGGCATAGCCGCCACCTTGCCCAGCGTGCCGGGGCCAATAGCCCCGTCTGGAGTCGCACCCACGGTTTGCTGTAGCCACTTAGCCGCCCGACCCGGGCCAGAGTTAATAGCAGCATCAAACACGATGTAGTCCACCCCGGCAGGGAGATCGTCGCCCTTGATCTTGTCCCAGTACTTGGCCTTGTACATGGGGCCAACAATCTCAGGGGTCAGCGCCCGCATGGTTTTCTCGTCCACCTCGTGGCCGACCCACTCTTCCCAGACGCGCTTGGTGACGCCCAGATTGGTCATGCCGCCGGGGTCAGCCGGGTGATTTACATAACCACCCTCGTGGTGGAGGATAGCCTCAAGAGCGGAGTCGAAGTTTTCTTTCATTTGATTGCTGGTGCCTTAGAGAGAAGATCGGTCTTGGCTTGCGAGCCTGCGCTGGAGCCAAAATAATAGGCGATGATGCCAGTCCATGCGGTGCCGAGGGAGCCCAGCATCATCAGGATAGCGGGGTTGTTGGAGTCCACTTTGCCCAGCAGCATCATGACCATGATGCCGAAGAAGCCGACGGTGACAATCGCAGCCAGTGCCGGGGGCACGATAGACCGGGTCGTGGCCTGCATCTCACGAGCGGATTTGCGGTCTTCTACTGACAGCTTTTCAAAGTTCAGGCCCAGTTCGTTGGCCTGCTTTTGCAGTTCAATCTCGGCAATCTTGACCTGCGCGATCTGCTCGGCAGTGAGTTTGTTGTTGGAGATCATGTCTCCGACCTTCTCCGGCTCGACACCGATGGCCTTGGAGATTGCAGAGACGGCCATACCGGCCAAGGGGCCACCCATCGCTGTGGCGATAGTGGGGGCGATCTGTTTAAGCCATTCCATTACTGTTTGCTCCTTGAAAGCATGGTTGCTGCGATTTGCAGAAGGACGCGGTATTGGTCAACATCCGGGGGCTCTTCTTTCCAGCCTACCGTAATCTGCCCGATAAATTTACCCTGCTCGGGTGGGACACTGATGCGGCACCCGTAAGTAACGCCCTTTTCGATATACCACAACCCGATCTCAGACTGCGCGGTTTTGTACGCGCCGCAGGGAATCTCACTTGCCATCAGCGCCACGACATCTCTGTTGTTTGCTGCGTTGGCAGTAAAGAGGCCGACATCCAACCCTTCGTGGGTCTTGTCCCTGCCGTCCTTGGTGTACGCCCTATGCAGCACGCGAGTGCCAAACATGGGGTTGACCTTGAAGATGGCGACCACCGCAGCGTCAGTGTTTTTGAACAGATGCGCCGCCACATCCTCCACCCTGTCTTCGGCAATCGTGGGCAGCTTTCTTTGTTCCTTGTAGGCCCCGATCAAAAACTCTTGGTTCTGCCAGACAAAGTACCCCACGAACGCGAAGACAGCCATCAGCACGATGGCAAACAATTTAAACGGAGAGTCCACATACCCGAGGACCTTGTCGATCAGGCTGTTGTGGTTGATCTTCTCGTCGCTCATACCTGCATGATGATGTAAACGAAGCCGATGAGGAAAGCAACAAACCCAACGGTGATGCAGGTGTACAGGACAAACATCGCCTGCTCTTGCCTACGTTTTAGTTTTGCCGCCTTCTCCTCTGCTTCTCTCTTCTTCCTAGCCCTTTGAATCTCCATGTGCTTCTGGAGGAAGAGGGTCCACAACTCTGGGTAACCTCCGTACACCAACTGGTGCTTTAAATGCTCCATGTCCTCACGCAGCTTGTTTTGCTGCATGACGATCTCCATCGCCTGCGCCGCGTCTGACTTTCCAGCGTTGGCATCGTTCGCTGCCTTGTTGATAACGTCGGCAGACTCAAAAAGCGCCGAGAACTCCTTGATGCAGCCGGTAATGTCCTTCCCCAGCTTGAGCGCTTTCTGGATGCCCGCCACCGCAGCTTGCGCAGTGGCAAACGCAGTGATTGGGTCGATCATTTTGGCGCACGCTTTACTCGTAGAGGATGTTGATGGAGCCCGCGTCGAACGTGTCGGTGCTAGTCGTGGTAATCCGAACGCGATCAATCGTTCCAGAAAGCGTGACCGACCCAGCAGTGGTTGCAAACGCGGCATCGGCGCGTCCAAAAGCTCCTGTTGCCGCCCAGATATTGCTGCCCAAAGTGCTTACCTGAAGTGCGCCGTTCATAGACGCGGCGGCGTTGCCCGTCGAAATAATGAACCCCGCCGTGGAGTTGGTTACCGTAGGAGTCTGGTTAATGGTGCTGCCCACGTAGCCTGTATTTTGCACCGACCCTGCCCCCAACTGAACGAGGATGTTGGCGGTGCTGCTAAGGCTTACTCCGCTAAACAAAACCGTCACTCGCTTGACCCACGAAGGGATACCGGTGAAGTCGATGCTTGTGCCCGAGGTGCTTGCCTGAGAAGTGCCAGACGTGATCGTGCTGCCAGAAGGAGCAGTCCAGATAGCCCCACTCAGCGTTTTGTTGGTCAGCGTTTGAGTGTCCGTGGTACCGACCACAGCACCGGCAGGGTTGCCAACACCGCCCGCAGGAAACGTGACGCCAGCCGATCCAGAAACTGTAATAGTCATAGCGTTTACTCGTAGAGGATGTTGATGGAGCCAGCGTCGAACGTGTCGGTGCCGTTCACGGTGGTGATGCGCACTCGGTCAAGCGTAGAGATGCTTCCGTCCCCGCCACCCATAACAACCAAGTTGGTTGTACTTTTTGCCGAGTGCGATGAAACCCATGTAGAACCGCTTAGGTTCGTTAGAGTAATGATTCCAGAATGCGTGTAGGAGGCTAGATTAGACCAAAAAATAAACCCCGAAGTGCTAGACGCCCCAGAGGTAGTGTTTGACTGAGTAATGTGAGTTGAAGTCGAGATGTACCCTGAACTCACAATACCGCCGCTGTTGCCGCCTTGAATCAAAATCGCGGAAGTTCCACTTGTACTGACTCCGTTAAACATCACGGTAATGCGCTTCACCCACGATGGGATGCCGGTGAAGTCAATCGAAGTGCCAGAGGTGCTGGCCTGTGAAACACCGCTCACCAACTGGGAGCCAGTACCCGGCACAGTCTCGGTTGGATACCACGTCGTGTTCGACAGCCGGTACACATACGAAGCCGCCGTTTTGGCCGGGAGGAACGTCACAGCGCTAGAGATGCTCTGCCCCGTGTTGCCTTGAAGCGTGAGCGCCGTGATCTGCTGGCTGGAGCTAAACGTGATCATCATCCCGTCAGCAGGTGAGGCAGGCATCGTGATCGTGCCCGTAGCCAGAGTAGCCGCAGGCACCATGAACAGCGTCTGCGTCCCCGCCGCAAAGGTGTAGCTAAACCCTGTCGCGGGTGTCTGGTAGTCGTACGCTTGCAGTACGCCGTTGGTGCCGTCAATTTTGGCGGTCATGCTTGTGCTCCTCTAAGTGCGGCCAGTTCTGCTCGCAATTCCGCCAGTTGCTCTTCGACCGTCGGCGTAGATTGAGCTTGTGCTTGCTCAGCTTCCCAAGCAGCTTGCTGCGCCATAGCCTGCGCAACTTCTTCAGGCGTCAGGTCAATAACTTTTATCTCGCCAGTGATGACATCGACTTCAATGCGTTGCATATTTAGCCTTCGTAGAGGATGTTGATGGAGCCAGCGTCGAAGGTGTCGGTGCCGCCTGTAGTTGTGATGCGCACGCGGTCTAGGGTGCCACCAAGGGCAACATTACCCGCGCCATAGTTGTTGTTAGCAAATCCACTTTGACCGCCCAACACATTAGATTCAACCCAAGTATTTCCTGTGATGTTGGTAATAACGGCGTGTCCAGAGTAAGTTATGTTTGCCGCAAAGGCACCCGTAGCAATAAAACCCGCAGTAGAAGAGGCCGTGTTATTAGATGCAGAGGTTTGAGTTGCTTGGCTAACATACCCGGAAGTTGTAAAAGAACCAGCGCCAATTTGAACCAGTAAGTTACTGCTGCCGTTTGTACTGACCCCGCTAAACATCACCGTCACCCGCTTGACCCATGACGGGATGCTGGTGAAGTCAATGCTGGTGCCGCTGGTAGACGCAACCGCTGTGCCCAATATGACAACCCCGCCGCCGTATCCACTACCAATTGTTTTGTTAGTCAGCGTTTGGGTGGCATCTGTGCCCACCAAAGTCGTGGTTGCCGCAGGTAGAGAGACGGTATAGCTGCTGTTAGTGTTGGGCGAGGCTAGGGTGATAACCCCTGTGCCGCTTGCGTTGCCTTGGATTGCTACTGAGGACATGTTCTCTCCTTACACCACAGACCACACGCTGCCAGTCGGCACGGTGACGGTGACGCCACTATTGATCGTAACGGGGCCGAAGGTACCCGCGTTCCTGCCCGAGGGGATTGAGTAGTCAACCGAGACGGTTGGGCCGTTGAGGAAGAACACCTCGTTCGTGCCGCCACCCGTTGCACCGCCACCGCCACCAGCAACCTTCACAAAGTCCGGCGTAGCCAGCGTCGTGTCCCATGCGCACAGGGCAGACTGACCCGCGTTAATGAACACACCGGTAGTCGGAGAAGTCGGCCCACCCTTGAGGTAGACCACGCTGTCCGAGTTGTTGACGACGACATAGAGCTTCGTTTGCTTGGGCGCGTAGATGTTGCGCGTGGTGCCCGGAGTTCCCGTGACAACCAGCACAGCGCTACGCGCTTGGTTAGGGTCGCCCGCGCCCGTAGTGGTCAGCGTCCAGTCGCCAGCGGTTACGCTTTGGGACGACACAGAAACAATCGAAGCTTCAATCAGCGCGGTAAGCTGGGTGTTGACCACGCCGCCCCACTGATCGAGGAGTTCGCCCGGGTTTGGCTGGACAAGCCCCAGTACTGGGGTATAAGAAGAAGGCATTCGTTGCTCCTTGTAACTAATTCAATGTCGGGATGTCGTTCCAGTCCGGGTCTTGGTCGTCTTGGATGTTGCCCCAAGAGGTGGACTGGGTGTTATCCACATTGTTCCAGTCGGCATTCTGGCTGGCGTTTATGGCATTCCAGCTAACCGACTGCTCACTTACCACATTTTGCCAGTTAACGCTCTGGGAGTCATCCACGGAGTTCCAAGTCCCAGTTTGGGAGGTCTGCACGTCCTGCCAGCCCGGGGCCTGAGCAGAGTCTGCGTTACCCCATGAGGTAGCCTGCGCACTATCAACTTCTCCCCAGCCCGCAGTCTGGCTGGCATTTATGGCGCTCCAAGTAACAGACTGTGCGTCCAGCACGTTCTGCCAGCTTTCCGGCTGGGAATCGTCAATCAGGTTCCACAGGAACGCCCCGATCACGCTGTCAGACAGGGTGGCGCTCTCAGGGATGCTGACGTTGTAGATGCTGCCCGCCGGGTTGAAGTTGTCTAGGGCTGTGGCAGAGGCAACAGCGATGGCGTTGAAGATTGACGGAGCCACCAGAACCACATCCAAGGCTGCGGAGGTCTCGGAAATGCTGGCAGCAAATGCTTGGAGGGCGCTAACTGCGTCCGTGATGGTGGCCGACTCAGTGATCGTGGCCCGGGGGATAAAGGCTGCGCTGTTGGTCTCGGTGCCGGTGGCGGTCTCGGCCAGAGAAGCCGGGAAGATGGCCTGCGCGGTGATTGCGTCCTGCGCCTGTGCAAGCTCCTGCATCAAGATGTTGTAGGTCGAGCCCGGGGCGTTTACAGCATCTTGGGCTGTTGCTGCCTCTTGGAGAAGCCCGATAAACACCGCCCGGGCGGACAGGCTATCCGTAATCGTGGCTGTCTCAGCAACCGCCGCAGCCAACGCACGCAAGGCGCTGACCTGATCCGCACCCGTGGCAAGCTCGCTGACCTGCGCGGCAGCGGTGAAGAATGCCTGAACAATCTCTTGGGCGACGGCAGACTCGGAAATATCCGATTTAAACGTGGCCCGGGTGGTGATGGCCTCCGTCCCGGTTGCGGTCTCAGAGATGATCCCTGCGGCAGACAGTCTGGCTGCGTCAGTATCAGAGCCAGTGGCTGTCTCTGCGATGAACGGGTTGGTGATGTACCGGGCGGCGACAGTCTCAGTACCCGTGGCAGTCTCTGCAATAACGCCTATGAAGCGCAGGCCACCAACGACGATGTCCGACCCGGAGGCAGACTCAAAGATGCTGGGCAGGGCAATGTACCGGGCAGCCACTGCGTCAGTGATGGACGCAGACTCCACGATGCTGGGATTGGCAATATAGCCCGGGCTGACGGTCTCAGTGCCGGTAGCAGACTCGGCAACGCTGGGGTTGGTGCTGTAGAGGGTAGAGACGGTCTCAGTACCGGTAGCAGACTCGGCAATGCTGGGCCGGGTGATGTACTGGGCGGAGTCAGTATCCGTACCGGTTGCGGTCTCGGAAATCGTCGTGGGAAAACTGATGAACCCGACGTTGGCGTCGGTGATGGTGGCAGTCTCGGAGACGCTGGGCAGGGTGGTGTACTTGGCAGAGAAGGTGTCCGTGCCCGTGGCGCTCTCAAGGATGGCAACGAAGTACCCCTTAATTGCGGAGATCAGGTCTGTGATCGTGCCGGACTCAGCAACCGCAGCAAGGAAGATCGCCCGGGCAGAAACAGCATCTGTACCCGTGGCAGTCTCAGAGATCGCAGGATTAACAGTCAGGCTGGCTGCGTCGGTATCGGAGCCAGAGGCCGTTTCACTGATGACCGTAGGGAAGCTGATGCGTCCAACATCCGCGTCAGTGATGGTGGCAGATTCGGAAAGAGTAGAGCGTGCAGTCAGGCTGGCGGACTCAGTGTCGGACCCAGTGGCGGTCTCAGATAGCGTGGCGCGGGCGATCAGCCGGGCAAGGTTAGTGTCGGCAATGGTTGCGGATTCGAGGATCGCAGTACCAAACGCAGACCGTGCGGAGATGGTGTCGGTGCCTGTGCCAGACTCAGCCAGCGATGCCCGGAAGATAGCCCGAGCCAGAACAGCGTCAGAGCCGGTGGCAAGCTCTTCAATAGTGCCGAGGTAGGTGATCCCTCCAAGGCTTGCGCTGATGGAGTCCGTGCCGGTGCCGGTCTCGGAGATGCTGCTGTTGAAGATCGCCCGGGCGAGGATAGAGTCGGAGCCAGTACCCGTCTCAGTAATGGTCGCAGCGTAGACCGTGCCGCCTGCGGCAACGAAGTACCAGCCTAGAGAGCCGCCGTTGGTGGAGTTGGCCCCTGCGTACCATTCATCAACAAGTGGATAAGCGCGGACGTTGCTGATGGAGAGGTAGTCAACTGAGTTGGCGGCTACCCCTGCGCCGGTGTAAACAAGGTTGGCCGGAGACCCGCTAACAGTCAGAACCCGGGTGGCTGCGCCCGTGGCAGTCCAAGGATCGGTTAGCGTTGTGGTAGTGCCGCCGAGCGAGATAGACGTAGCGCCCGTGGCGCTGTATGTGTTGCTGATCGTCTTGAAGGTATTGTTACCGGATATGTCCAACGCACCTGCACCGCCTTGGTCAAGAGTGATGCCGGAGTAGGAAAGGTTGCCGCCACGAAAGAATTTTGTTGCTACCCGAGTTAAGCTAATAGTCCCGGTTCCGGTAACAGTTAAATTTGTGGAGGTTTGAGCGTCCCATGCGCTTGCAGCGCCATTCAAAATCCACGTCCCCGACCCTACGGCCATGGTTCTTGTGCTAGTACCAGACAAAAGAACTCCAGAATTGGCGGATGACAATGTGACGTTGTAGGTGGCCGCATCAAATGTTCCGGCGGTAAGAGTTAAAAGAGTGGTAAGAGATTGATCTGCGACAAAAGCGTCTTGCAACGTCACCGATCCCCCGGGGGTATTAATGGTGAACGCTTGTGTCCATGTCTTACCCGCGCTTGTAATCTGCTGAGTTGTGCGCCCGGCAAATGTTATGCGGCCCGTTCCACTTAGCGTCGTCCCCGTCCCGTTGATCCAGTTGCCATAGATCGTCGGTGTTGTCGTGCCCGTTGCCAACGTAACCAGCGCACTGCCGTTACGGTTGCTCATGTCGAGCGTGCCAATGTTGTAGTTGGCGTTGACCGTGATGGTGCTACCGCTGGTGGGCGTGGCAAACGGAATGTATGCAGTGTCTTGGGGGAGAGGGAATTGATCGGCTGCTGCCGCGCCGCCTGATGTAGCAGACCACGATCCTGCGCCAGTGTTGCCCCAGTTGTTACTTCCAGCAAGGGCCCAGTAGACCGTCTTCGCTGCCGGGAACGTGATGCCTGCGTTGCCCTTCGCATCGCCAAGCCGTGTGCCGCTGGCAGGGGCTGCTGCGCCAGCAATAGTGATGTCTCGGAAGTCAACGTCGGTTGCCGATACCGCCGCGCAGGTCAGGGTGCGCGTGGTGCCAAAGGTGTTAGAGGCAAGGAAGGTGCGATAGGCGGAAGCTGTGCCAGCGCTAACAGTCAAGGTGCCGTTGATGGTCTGGTTGCCACTGAATGTAAATGTAGCAATACCGACGGTGGTGCGGCCAGCAAAAGACAGGTTGTTAAATGTGTTTGATCCGGTAATATCAAGGGCGGAAATTGATGCGCTGGTAAAACTGACATTGTTAAAAGTAACGATTCCGTTTGAAGACCCCCAAGCTGTGCCCGGAGATGCAGCAATTTGGATGGTAGAAGTTCCAGCATTTAACGTAAGATTTACTGCATTAAAAAGTGTTGTTCCACCAGATACACCAGTAAGAAAAGTACATGTTGATCCGTTTAAAGACAACGTCCTAACCCCGGTTCCAGAAGACGTTAAAATCCCGGGAAACGACACGCTGTAATTACTTACAGAAGTATCAAATGTTCCATATGTTAAATTGCAGGCAGTTACGCCACTAGCATTTGTAAAAGAACTCCCCAGTGTCCAAGTGGCTCCAATACCGACAATATTTAAACCGCCAGCAAACGTGGTTCCGTTTGACGTAAACGTATAACTGGCGTTACCCGCCCAGTTCATTGCGCCCGTGTATGTCCGGGTGATACCGGTAGCTGCAAAACTGACGTTGCCATGGAAGGCGATACCCACAGTCCCGGCAAAGGTCACGTTACCTGCGGCGGGGCCAGCCATGGTGAACGATGCGCACCGGGCCAGAGTCACGCCCGCGTCAATGGTGGCGGTATAGGCCGTGGCATTGGATAAAGAGTCAAAGTTGACCGCATCTAGGGATGTGGGGATGGCTGCTCCCGAACCGCCGCCAGAGGATGTTGACCACTTGGTGGTCGAGGACCAGTTACCTGTTCCGCCTACCCAGTAGAGCGTCCGAGGGGCGGGGGTGGCCGTGAAGATGATTGCGCCTGTGTTACCAGCAGTGTTGGTGCTATTTACACCGACGTAGAACTCCCCGGGGCTGGTGGTAGAGACCGCGCAGTAGCTGATCGACAAGTAGTCGATGCCGGTGTTAGCAGGGCCAGCTATGGAAAGTGTGTACGCGGTAACAGCGGTGGAAGGGGCCAGTGTGACTACGTTGCCCACCGTGCCGGTAACGGACCATTTTCCAACCGTTGTTGTGGTAGTAGATGGAAAAATAATTGTATGTGCTACTGTCTTAGTAGACGCAAGTTCACCAAATATGTTGCTGCCACTAATAGTTAGTGTGGACGTTCCCGTCGTCCCACCAATTGTTAGCTTGTTGTAGTACAGTCCGCCGCCATTAAAAGTTCTAGCAGTGGCGGTGGTGTTGGACAACACGATGGTTGCTGTTCCAGCAATTAAGGCCGACGGTGCATTTGCAAAATTCCAAACCGCCCCTGTACCCGTCAACGTCCAAGTACCTGAGCCCATTTTTATAGTGGGAGTTGCAGGTGTGGTCGTATTATCAACACCTCCAGCAGTTACGTTGTATGTGACTGCATCAAAGGTACCTGTTCCAAAGCGTAAAAAACTTGTTGAATTTAACGATAATGCGTCAGCAAGCTGAGCATATGCGGATGGGCGGGAGACAGTTAAGATGCAATTAAACTGAACTCCATTGCTAGTAATAGTCTGTGTTCCATCTTTACAAAATGAGATGACGCTGGCAGTGCTATTGGCAGTGACCCCAGTACCAAACTTCCAATCTCCATAAACAGCCACCGTGATCGACGCAGAAAAACCTAATGTCATCGCGCTGGTGCGCAGCGAAGCGTCAAAAGTGCCAATGTTCCATGCGGAATTAATCGTGATTGTGCCCGTCACCGATCCAGTGTTATCAAATACCGCCGTGTCTTGTGCTAGGGGGAATTGGTTGATGTCGGGCGTGCCGCCAGAAGAGGGGCACCATCCCGTAGCGCTCCAGTTCTGCGTGCCCGCAAGGTTCCAGTAGACCGTCTTTGCTGCGGGGAATGTGATGCCGGTATTGCCGCCGCAATCTCCTGCGCGTGTGGGAGAAGAGCCCGCCGCAGCCCCGGCAAGGTTGATGTCTCGGAAGTCGCAGTCGGTGGCGGAAATACTGTTAACCGTCAGCGTGCGCTGGGTGCCAGCAGTATTAGACTGAAAAAAGATACGTCGTACTGCTGATGCAGAAGCACCCGTCAATGTGCCGGTAACGGTTTGGTTAGCACTAAAAACACAGGTAGTAACTCCCAAGTTTGGGGGATTAATAGTTAAATTATTAAAAGTATTTCCTGTTGCCCCTTGAATTCTAAAAAAACTATCATTTGGATTTGTATAAGTTACATTATAAAACGTCTGTCCGCCTGTTGCAAAAGTTGGACTTTGCGCCGTACAGGTAATGCTAGATGTCCCTGCGTTAAATGTAAGGTTTGTAGATGTTGTCAACGTAACTGGGTTTGCGCTACCCAAAGTAACGGCACTTGCCCCAAGCAAAATAGTTCTAATGTTACTATTACTGGAACTTAAACCCCCCGCAGTTACGGTATAGCCTGCTGTAGTAAACGTGCCGTTAGTAACGGTTATTGTGTTAGTTGTGCCAATGTTCAAAGCATCAACAAGCTGTACCGTGCCGCCATAGGTGTCGATGGTGATGGAACAAATAAACGCCTTGCCTGCACTGGTGATGGTCTGCGTACCGCCACCAGAAAAAGTTAAGGTAGAAGTCCCAACAGAAAATAAAGTGCCAGAGCCATTCTTCCAATCTCCGTATACAGGCACCGGGGCATTGGTGCTGAATGTCATCGAAGTAGTGCGCCCCGACATATCTACGGTAGGAAGATACGGCGTTGATGTACTGATAGATATTGTCCCAGTTACCGACCCGGCATTAGTAAATGTGGCGGTGTCCTGCGGCAGAGGAAAGTTGTCTGTAGATGGTGTTCCGGTAGATGTTGTGGCCCATGCATTAGCAATCCAGTTTTGAGAGCCCGCAAGGTTCCAATACACCGTCTTTGGCGTGCTGAACGTGATGTTCCTGCACTCCCCCCGGTTGCCAATGCGCGTGCCGCTGATGGGGGCCGATGTGCCCCTGACATAGAGCCCCCGGAAGTCTGCGTCTGTCAGGCTGGGGGCGGAGTTGACTACGAGGTCAACAGAGATGCCGTAAGTGGCTGATGCAAAGAGTACGCGCCTATTACCCGCCGTGGAAGTGGTGGACAAGGTGCCGTTGATGGTCTGCTGCGCGTTAAATGTTACGGTATTTGTAAAGGCGGTCAATGATGTTAACGGCCCGGTAACAGTGAAATTATTAAACGTGTTGGTACCGGTAACAGCGGCGGTTCCTAAAGTTGAGTTTGTAAAAGTTAGATTATAAAATGTTAAGCCTGATCCGTTAAATACCGGGTTTTGGCCGGTCACAACAAATGTTGACGTGCCGACATTAAAAGTAAGTCCCACTAAAATATTTATTACAATACTAGAAAATGTAAGAGTTATTGTGGATGCATTTAAATTTATTGTTCTTGTAAATCCTACCGAGCTATTAAATCTGCCACATGTTAATGAGTAGTTTCCGACAGCAGAGGTGTCAAATGTCCCTTGAGACATGCTAAATTGGTTGCCGCCAATATTTAGCGCAGAGCCAAGGGTCCAGCCGCCTCCAGCGCCGTTAAATGTCACTGCCGCATTAATTGTGGTGCCGTTGGTAGTTACTGTCCTTCCGGTAGACGTGGAACTGAACGTGACGTTGCCGGTAGAACTCCAGACTGTCCCGGCCAGCAGCGACATAGAGCCGCGAATGTCTAGCGTGGGAGATGTCCCTGTAGCAAAGGTGACGGTGCCTGCGGAAACGGTGATGTCCAGACACGCCAAAGCGCCCGTCATCGTGACGGTGTAGGTTCCTGCTTGGTCAAAGAAGACGCTGTCCGCTACGGTGGGGACAGATGCGCCACTAGCTCCGCCAGTAGATGCGGACCAGTTTGTTGTGCTGGTGGTGTTCCACGTCCCCGTGCCACCTACCCAGTAACGATCAGCCATTTACACCCCCGGTTCAGGGGGCGATTCTACCGGAGGTAGTTCTTCGGAGGGGGCGGTTACGATGGCGAGCCAGTTGTCGAAGCGCTGCTGTTTCAGCGCCTGAATCTCAGCATCACTCAGCCCGTGATCCTCGGGCAAGTGAAGGGCGTCCCGAAAGACGCCGTACTGGGAGTCAAACTCAAAGTCGATCTTGACCATACCCTCATTAACCCGCCAAGCTGAAGGTGTAGGTGACGTTCAGCGTGTCGCCAGACACAACCGAGCGGTCGCCGGGGGACTGAAAGTCAGCGGCAGAGAACAGAGTGCCCGTCGAGCCACCAGCGGTGCTGTCGCTGGTCAGGAAGGCTCCGCCCACAGTCTGCGTGGCGTTGATGGAGAACGAGGCCGGGGAGGCGCTGTTGGTCACCACTGAGGGGTTGGCGTTGGTAGCCGCAGCAAAGGTAGCCGTGGGACGCGCACCAGAGTACGGGGTCACCTCAGTCCAGCCAGCGTGGGAAGCCATGGTATCACCAGCCGCCGGGGTGTTAGAAGCGCCAGCGCCGTACAGGCCGATGTACCAAGTGGTAATCTGGGTGGTGCTGGTCAGGGCAGTGCCAGCCATGTACTGGAGGCCGACGTTCACAACGAGGTTGCTCTCTTCGGCGGACCACTTGAGTAGGCCGTCCTTGTCGTAGCATTCCATCAGGAACCGGCCCGTGGCCTTGGCAGTTTCGGTGTGACGGGTACCAGCGACCAGACCGCCAGCAACAGCATCAGAGGCTTTAGCAATTTCGTGAGACATGGTCGCTCCTTACGCGATTCGGATGATTGCAGAGGTGTTGGTGGCTGCGGGGAACTGCACCGTGAATGTCGTCGTGGAAGTCTTGTCGCTTCCAAAGTCTAGCACGCACATAGCCCCGTCCGCCCCGGGCTTGTAGATGAGCGCACCGCGTGCTGTAAACGCTGCGGTCCACGAGACATTACTGAACGAGATGTAGGCCACCGTCCCGGTGGTCCCGGTTGTCGGGGTCACAGTTACCGTCAGAGGCTCACCACCTGCGGTGTATCCAGACGCAACCACCTCGCCCGTCGTGGTGTAGGCCGTGGTTGTGTAATCGAACGAGGCTGCGTTGGTGTACAGGGCGATGTAATAGGTATCGACATCGAAGTCGAAGGTGCCCTTCATCAGCCCCGTCTTGAACGAGTTGCAGGCAAAGTTACCTGTGAAGGCCATCAGGCAACTCCGTTATTCTGAGGTAGAGGAGCCATGCGAGCCTGACCACTGCGATACGCATCGCTGCGCTCCAGACCATCACCCAGACGCTTGGCCTGCGACAGAGCCTCGCTGTACCTCTGAGAGTACAGGGCCATCATGTCCGTCTCACCCTTCATGTAGGTGTACGCCTCCACCAGCGAACCGTAGAGCAGCACCGTGTCGAAGTTATCACCCAGCCAAGTCTGACCGTCCGCAGCAACCGTGATCGACTCAGGATAGAAGAAGTAGTGCAGCTCGACGCTGTAAACGGCATCTGGCGTGGGGCCAAGGATGAAGCTCAACTCGTCCGTCAACACAGGGCTAGGACCGCTGGTGGTCGTGGGGCCGAACAGCGCATAGTACTTGGGGATGCCCGTAGTGCTGGGGTTGGGGTACGCCTGACGGATGAAGCTCACATCCTTGTTCAGCAAGTACTCGTAGTTGCCCGACGCATCAATCACAGCCATCGAATAGACGGACAGGAAGTCGCCCGGGCAGGACAAGTACTTGTTGCTGGAGGATGTGGAGCCAGTGACGTTCCTGCGGAGTACCGGGAACTGCACCGTGTTGTAGATGCGCTGCTCGGCCTGCTTGATAAACGTGTTGATGATCGACGGATTAGTCGAGTAATCGAACGTGTTCTCAGTGTAGTCCTGAATAGCAGTGACCAACGCGGCGTAGTTCATTTAAACCTCAAGCCATGGGCCCGCGAGCCATCACACCTTTGGTAGCTGCGCCAGTGCCACGAATCTTGATGCCCGAGGTCTTCACCCCGTCGTATTCGTTTGAACGCTCGTTAGCCACGGAGACGTTCTTCTTGAGCGCCTCTTTGACCGGCATCTGGCCCACAACAGGAGCCGCCATCTTCTTGGGTTGCTTGTACGTTGCCATATCAGCCTCCCTTGCGACCGGTGCTGCGCTGGTTCATGACCTTAGCCATGTTGCGCCCGTACTTGAGCATGTCGGCGTTGGTCTTGCCACCCGCCTTCATCTTCGTCGGCGTCTTGCCGGGGTGCATGTTCTTTTCGTGCTTTCGCACGGCGGTCTTTCCGTCCATGATCGACTCCTTATGTCGTTGCAACCGTGACTGCGCCAATTTGCACAGACAACACTAGATTGTTAGGTGTCAGTGCTGCATCAAAAAACGATGATCCACCTACGGGATTCCATCCCCACTGGATAACCCGGCTACCCCCTGTAGTGTAACCATCAGGGCCTGTACCGGCAATCTGATATGTACTGTCCGGGCGGGGGTTCCTGAGACCTTGTGGATCATCCACAGGATACATACCCAACTGAAGCTGCGGGTGGTCTGGGTCCCAGCATTCATGGCAGACAAGCAGTTGGTACAGCTTGGTCTTGATGACCTCTGTCTTTAACTGCGTCAGTTTAAATCTCTGGCCGCAGCGATCACACATAGCAATCGCATTCTTGCCAGAGGCAAACCTGTTTGCCATTTAGGTGCTGCCCCCGATATATGCCCGGCGGGGAACAAATCGGATGGCAGCCTTCTCCCGGTCCTCATCAGAGGCGAGGGTCCATGCCTCGTCGTACTGCGCCTTGAGCATCTGCATCCGATCCCCCGCGCCAGTGACCTTCATGGACAGGTAGTAGGCCAGCCCGGCAACCATGCAGGGGATGAACCGGAACGGCACGTCCATGACGTTTACACCATCACCTGCGTCTTGGGTACGCCGCAGCCGCCAGTAGATCAACTGATAGCTCTGCGAGCCATCCGGGGTAGGCCATACAGTGACGGCAGGAACCTGCGCCCAGTACACAGCCGTGCCATTGGTGTGGCTGGCGGCAGTGGTGTTGTCCTGTCCCCGCGAGCAGCTAGTCAGGGTATTCCCGCTGATGGCCCCGTAGTTGATGATCTCGTTATCAACCTTGATAAAACCCGTGGCAGGAAGACCCACGGTGGAGCTAAGAGTAACGGTCGTGTTGCTGGCCGAGAGAGTGCCACCAGAGATAGTTAGCCCTGTGGTGGAGTTCTGCCCGTTGTACCTTTGGACCCAAATCTGGATAGGCCGGGCCTGCTGTAGCTTGTTAGGGATCGTGGCGTAGGTGGAGACACTGATCCGGGTAATGGTCAGGTCTGCCTGCGTCGAGGCTGCTCCCGCCCCCGTGCGGATAACGTGCTCAAGGAGGTCAACCGTGTCGTTGGGTAGGGCATAGGTGTTCTGCCCCTGAACAAGGGGGATAGTCCCTTGCTCAAACGTCCACATGTTGACCCCCCGGTTGGCCCAGTCAGCGAACATCAGGTTCAAGGACCGGCGGGCAGTCTTCAGGTCATAACCCGTGCGAAGTTCCGAGCCACAGCGCTCGAAAGCCTCCTCAACGATCTCAGAGAGGTCGAGGTTAAAACTGCTTGCGCCGGATGTGACTGCCATTATCGGAACCCTGCTGTTTTCTTAGCTATGCCTTTGGGCTGCTTCACAAATTGTTTTCCGGCGGCTTTACCTGCTCTTTTGGCCCGGGTTGTCGCAGCGTATTCAGCCGGGCTGAGAGCCTTGATAGCAGCCTCCGGAAGGTATCGCTCACCAGTTTTACTAGACGGTTTGCCACTCTTGGTTCTCCACTTCTGGTCGCCCCAAGCCTTCAATGACTGCTGCGGCGCTTTCAATCTCTATACCCCCCGCCTGCTGCCTTGTACTTCTTGGCAACAAGCTGAGCCTTACGGGCGGACCACTGGCCTGCCCCGGTGCCATGCGTAGCAGCAGCCTTTACCTGAGACACAATCCGCTTGCGCAGGCTTGGCTTAGTATAGTTGCCCGCAGCGTTTACACTGCCACCATCGGCATACATGTCCACAGAGTTAGGGTCGTCCTTGCGCCGGATGACCTTCTTCTTTGGCATCTTGCTGGGGTTGATTGCACCCATGCCTCGGCTGGCTCTCATACCATTTTCCCGCGAGTATGACCCTTGGTGATGCATCCATCCGCACGGGTGACACCGCCCTTTTTGTACGTCTTCAGGTAGCCGCCCGCCGTCTCAATCGGAAGGCCGCTCTCGGTCAGTACCGTGGTCGGGCTGTCTTTGAAAGCGCGGCGGCGAGCCTGCTCGCGCTCGGCATCGGTAACTTTGCGGTAGGGGTTGTCAAAATATTCCAACGCCCCTTTGAAGCCGTACTTGCGCTTGGCTTCATCAACGACATCTGCACGGTCAGGGTCGAGTTGACCCAAAGACACATTGCCAAGCTTGCTGGCCGCAAGGCCAGCGCCAAGAACCCCAAGCAACGCTGCTGTTTTCCTGCCTTTAGCCATTACACCATCCTGCCTTTCGTCTTGCCGCGCTGAGCAATACCATCGCCCCGGCAGCAACCACCCTTAGCCATCTTCTTGGCCTTGGGTGCGTCAAACATACTGTCGGCAATATCCATTTTTTGGGTGGTGTGACCCATGGACATCTTGGCAGGAGAAGTTGTCATTTCCTCGTACAACTTCTTCAGGGTCATCATGCGAGGCTTCTCTTCTGCCATGATCAATCCTTAGATCATCCTGCCTTTGGTGTGGCCCTTGGTAATGCAGCCGTCTGCACGGGTGACACCACCACCAGCCCTTTTAACTGGCCGAGATGCAGCAGGCTTAGGAGCCGAGGCGGCAGGAGCAGGAGCAGTCAATCGCAAGGAGTCTTCATACGCCTTGTCAGTCTTGGCCTGATCCCGAATGTCTTGAATCTCTTGGGGGGTAGGACGTGACATAGGTTACCTTAACAAATTTTGCCACGGGTCTTGCCGCGCTGGGCAATACCATCTGCGCGAGACGATGCTTTGGAAACAGTCATGCCGCCAGAAGCCATCTTCTTGACTGCGCCGCCATTTTTCCTCAAAACAAACCCTTCTCCATCAATCTTGTTGCGCAGAGCCCTTGCGCCCGGAGATGTAGTATCAAGTCCGTAGCGGGATGCATTTTCAGCCCGCATTTCAGCTTGACGTGTTGCTGCGCGTTTTGCACGTTCAGCTTCTTTTAGAGCCGATGCGCTAGGTCCTGTAAGTCGTGCTGTCGGAGCCGGAAGAGACTGCATCGTCATTTCTGACAGCCGGGGGGAGCGATTGGCAAGACCCTTAGCCAAGGCCGCAACACCTTTGACACCCGGGGCAATCATTGCCTGTTCCGGGTACACCCTTTCCAAACCTTGCGCTTGTTCTGCCCGCTTGCGGCCCTCTGGCGTAGACAGGTCTGGACGATTGTCTTTACCAGCACGGGCTGCTTGTGCCGCACGATACGCTTCGGCCTCGCCAGCTTGAGCGCCCATCTTGCGGGTATACGTGTTGACAACTGGTTGACGTTTAGTCATCGGAGCACGGCCCTGCGCAATTGCTGGGGGCATGCCTGCCGTTTCCTGTTTAAACCGAGCTACCGCAGCGGCTGCACCGGGCACGTCATCGGACTCTGGAGCAGATGTCATCCGCCCGCTACGAGACTCATCAGGAGATGTGTCACTTACTGCGGGCGTTTTGCTGGCGTCAGAAGGGGCTGCGGCAGGGGCGGCAGCAGGGGTTGCGGCTCGGGCGGCAGCAGGGGCGGCGCGAACGGGAGCCTTGGAAGCTACAGGGGCTGCAACAGCTTGATTTGAGACTGTACCCGGGTCATACACCTCACCCGTTTCCATGTTGCGACGGAGACCAGCCGGGTTAAAACCACCACCAACATCCCGATCATCCCCGTTGTCAACCATTCTTGCCATGGGGGCAGGTCGCTCTGCCGCAGGCATTGATCTAGCGCTGGGAGCAGAAAAGCGAGTTTCAGACTTAGAAGACTCACCCTTCTTGTCTCGGGAGAGCATGTAGCCCAACGCACCAAGTGCAGCAAGGCCAGCTAGTTGTCCTGTGCGTTTTCCCATGCTCTTCCCCTATCAGCAGGCTTTGCCGCCGTAGTTCATCTTGACCATCTTGCCCTGAGTCTTGCCTTTGACAGCAACACCGTCTTTGCTGGGGGCGGCAGTCTTCACAGCACCCATCTTGGTCATGCCGCCCTTGGCAAAGGGTTTACCCTTAGCCATCTTCATCTCGCCCATCTCATGCTTGATCATGGACTTGGGAGCGCCCTTCTTCTTCATGAAGGCCATCTCTTTGGCAACCATCGCCTTAGACTCTTTCATATCGCCACCTTCTTTAAATTTGCGGCCCTTGTCCGCGTTGATGAAGTCTTTCCCCGCACTCGTAGGGACTCCGGCCTTCTTGGCAAACGCGGGGCTGTTAGCCACCGCTGCCATAAAGTTGTGCTGCTTCTTACTTGTGCTCGGCATCTTCTGCCTTCTTGCGCCAAAGCATAGAAAACTCTTTCCCGGTCGCCATCTCGTAGATGCGCATGACGCCCACGATAGCGCCGATCAGACCAAACACCGGGGTAAGAATCTGCAAGAAAGAGCCAATCGCCGTGAACACGGCCACGAAGTCCAGCACGTTTTTAACAGTCTCTGTTTTCTCAGTCATGTCAGCATTTCCAAGCCCGAAGGCTCTTGTTGATCCGGCTATTGGGGTCGTTCGCGGTCTTTTCCGAGGTCAGCTTTTTCTTCATGCCAGTCATCCGGGCACAGAAAGAGTCGCGGCGTTTGCCGCCCTCTGGTTGAGGGGCCTTCAAGCCGGGCTTGCCCGGATTCGCTGCGTTGTAGGAGGCTCGTCCCTTGGCGTTCAGACCGCCTTTGGGGTTCTTGCCTTCCTTGCGAGTCCATGCTGCGGTCTTAGCCATAGAACACCGTGACGCTGGCGATGTTCGTCAGCGATGCGTAGATGTCAGTCGAGCACAGCACCCCCTCACCCGGCACCGAAATATAAAACGAGTTCGGGTTGGAGTTAGAGGGGATGTCGATTTCGATCACCGTGGTTCCGCCGGAACCGCCGTCCTTCAGCAGCAACGTGCCAGCAGCGCTGGCAGTCGCGCAGATAGAAAACCCTTTGATACGCGCCCGGGAGCCAAAAATGGACCCCGAGGAGTTTCTATGGGTTGACTTAACGTCATATTGCATCGTCATAACTAATCTCCTGTAAGACAGGGGCCGAGGCCCCCGAGATCAATTAGGCAGTGCGTGTGAACACGTATGCGGTGGCGCTGGAGAACATGATGGTGAATCGTGCCAGACCGGTGACACCGGAAGCAATGGTCAGGTCACCAAACGAACCGGCTGTGTCAGTAGCTGCGGTGGACAAGATACCGTTGACTGCAACAGCAATAGTCACGGTGCTCGCACCGGCGGTGTTGTCCACGTACAGTTCCAGCACAGTGCCCCTAGCCGCACCAATAGCCGCGCCCAGCAACGTGCCGGTGGGCAGTGTGATGGTGGTCGGAGAGGCCGAAGTGGAAGTGATGTAGCCGGTTGCAACTTCAGCCGCAGTGGCGGTTGCGGTGGCGTTGATTGCGGCAGTCGAAGGGTGGTTCTGGTCGGTAAAAACCAGATTGGTGGTTGTCAGGTTGGTCACGCTTGTGGTTGCGCCAAAGGTGGCGTCCACGGTAACAGCGCCAGTGGTGGCGTTAACGGTGATGTCTTGAAAGCCGTTCTCGGAGCGAACTGGGCCGTTGAATGTGGTATTTGCCATGATTTTTTCCTCATGCGGTTAAGGTGTATCTGTCTGCATGACGTCGGCCCGGAGCCGTCAGATACACCGGAAAAGTCCGGGAGTGGCTGCAATATAACCCAAAAGAAAAAGGGGCACAAGGCCCCTTTTCCTAGCTTACCGGTCGATCAAGACGAACCGGAAGAACCCCACATGCCGAGCGGGTCAGACCAGCCGAAGCTGTAACGCTCGCGGGACTTGTAACGGACGTTGCCCGTATCAAAGTCGCCGTCCATGCTGTTTTGCAGCGGGGTACGCACGAAGTGCTTCATGCCGTTAGGAACGTCCGTGGTCAGGAACCAAGCGTTCGTGTCGGTCAAGAAGTTGTTGACGGTGTAGCCACCAGAGATGGTGCCCATCTGCTTCAACGCGTTGATGTCGTTGTCAGCAGTAGAAACACGCAGTTCGGTGTCCAGCAGACGCTTGGCAACGAACATCAGGCTCGGCGGAATCACCAGCTTGACAGGCTTGGCGGCGATCAGCAGTCCACGCTCGTCGGTCCACGCTGCGATTTGAATCGTGGCGTTTTCCAGCGAGGTTTCGTTCAGGTCAACCGCAGTAGCCGGGCTGTTGAAGTTCACAGTGCCGCCGACGGTGGGGTGACCCACGCGGCTAGAACTGGAGTTAACACCGAACAAGGACACGCCGTCACCACCGGGGTAGGAGCCGTTGAAGCCGTTGTTCAGGATGGAAGCAGCCTTGACCTGCTTGGTGAACGCCATAGCGCGAGCCAGAGCTTTGGTGTAGCGGGCAGACAGACTGTCGTACAGGTTGTCTTCCACAGCTTCTTCCGTGATGGAGAAGCCCAGAGCAATGGTTTCGTGGGTGTAGCGAGCAGTGAAAGCTTCCTGCGCGTTGTCGTAAGCGATGGCAGAGCCTTCGTTCTTGACAGGTGCAGCACCGAAGCCAGCGAGCTTGGTTTCTTCTTCGAAGGAACGCTCGGAGGTCTCGGATTCGTAGATTTCCTTGTGCTGCTCACCGTAGCGAGCGTACTCCATGCCAAACAAGGCATTGAGGCCGGGAAGGAGTTCTTTAAGTAGCTGTGCGCGTGAAATAGCCATTTTATGTTACTCCTTACAGACCAACAGCGTTGGTATAGGTGTGATAGCCGGGGTTGATCTTCACGTAGACGTCGGTGAAGGCATCGCCCACAACCGAGAAGCCTTGCACGTTGGGGAACCCGACAACACGGAAAGCTGCGGTGGTCGCCACAGCCGACGAGCCCGCCACGACAGAAGCCGTGGAGTTGCCCGTGGTGGTGCTGCCAGTAGCAACAGCGCCAGTGGTGAAGAACAGGTTCGCGCCCACAGCGGCTTGCGTCACAGAGCCAGCGGACTGGACTTGGAACACAACGTTGGGGTCGTCAACAACCGAGGCTTGGATCACGCCAGTCACACCGGTGGGGTAGTACTGGGAGAAGATCAGTTGGCCTTGGGCGTTGTAGTACGAGCAGCCAACGAACACACCCACGATACCGGTGTTAGCGGTGCCGGTGGGGAAGCCGTTAGTCGTCGCGTCAGCGCCGGTGGCGGTAGCCACAGCCAGATAGCCGGATGCGTTCACGTACACGGGCGAGCCGTTGTAAATGTTCGAAGCGGTACCTGCCGGGTCGATCAGGTAAGTACGGGTTGCACCTGCATACGGGGTGCCGCCCAACTGGTTTACGGGTTTTAGCCCGTAGGGAGAAGCGGTAGAAGCCATTTAAAACTCCAAATTAAGAACCAGAACCGAAACTGACCTTGGATTTCTTTTCCGAGAAAAGGGGCATCCGAGGATCATTTTCACGAAGAAAGTTGTTGTCTACCGACTCCATCTGAGCCTTGTTCTGGCGTGCATAGTGATCAGCACGTTGCTCCATAAACTCTTTAGGAATCCGGCAAAGCAACAGTCCACCCACCTCAACGTTGCCTTTAAAGCGACCTTCGGTGGAAGCGTGCATCATTAGCTCGGGATAGTCCTCTGCCTTGCAGGGCTCATATCCTTCGCGCAACTTAGAAGAAATATTGGTGGCGTCGGGAGCACCCATAGCGGAGATACGAACCCAGCGATGAGACCAGTCGGGCCGATCATCAGGGCTAGGCAGCATTTCCGGCGGACGCCATGCTTCGGGCCGTTTAAAGGCCACATCACGGACATCTGCCTCACGGCTACGGCGATTTTGTTGAACCTGTTCCATTACTGACTCCTTCCAAGCTTAGCAACCTCTTTAGCATAGACTTCCAAAGGCACCCCAAGGCGGCGGGCTAACGCTGCTTCGGATGACTTCAGTTTCACGCGAGTAGGCGGGGTACTGCGAGAGGCCGGGGCCACCACAGTGGATTTTGAGGCACGGCGCGGAGGTTCTTCCTCGTCAGCCGGTTCCGATGCTTTTTTGCGAGGAGCATCATCCTCATGGCTCTGAGATTCAAAGTACTCAGGAAATCTTTTCCGCATGGTCTGATCGACTGCTTCAAAGTAATCATCAGTACCAATATAGTCAGCACCATACTGACGCTGCAACTTTTTGTCAATACCCATCGCAGCCATGGTCATTTCTTCATCTACCCCGAACCAATCCTTGTTGGATTGAACCCAACTCTTGGTTTTCTGGGGTAGCTCTTTGGCTGCGGGTTTGAACTCCGTCTCTTCCGAGACGATAGGCCGCATGTTCTCAGTCTTATCTATCCGCAGGGTAGCTCGTGCTACCTGCTCCTGCGCCTCTACGAGGGCATCAGAATCTCCCGACTCAAATGCGTCTTTAAGTCGCTTCTTTGCGGCTTCAAGTTCTCCATTGGCGGAGAACTTGGTTTGTTCGATAAGTACCTTACTTCCGGCTTCAAGCTGTCCCTTGAGGCGCTTGTTCTCCTCAAGCACTTGCCGGGCAAAGTTCTCTGCGGCTTCACGCTCACGGAGGGCTGATTCCTTGGCCCTGCGCTCGTCGTGGTAGCCGCGTGTAAATTTCTTGATCCGCTGCTGGACCTTCTCGTCGTAGCTGTTTAGCTCTTCGTCGGTCGGGTCTTCCGGCGGTGGTGCGGCCTTGCGGCCACGATCCTGTTCAGGGGTATCGTCTTCAATCTCAATTTCCACCTCGGGCTTGGCGTCTGCCTTCTGCTCGTCTGGAAATTTAAACTCTTCGTACTCTGCCATTTAAATCACTCCTTATGCACGCGCAATACCACGCGGGTCTTCCACGACAGCTTCAACCGAGTCATCGTTGATGATCCGGAATTCACGGCCATGAATCTTCAGGCGGGTTCCTGAATTGGGGCGCACGATGACAAAGTCACCTTGCTTGCAGCTAGGGCCGTTGGGAAAACGGGTAGCGTCTTTATAGGCGTCGGGGCCAACCTTGACCACAAACAGCACGGGGGTCAGGACCTCCTCGTAGTGCATGGTCTTGGAGTCCTTGAGAATCCCAACCTCACTGTCTTGATACTCTTCCATGGCTTCCGGCACAACGCACAGAAGGTGGAAGGTTTTGGGGTCGGGGAGTTGCTTAGCCTTCTCTTCCGCAGGCTTGTTCAGCAAAGGTGACAGGTCGATAGCCTTCAGGTCAAACTCACTCATCGTCTTTTTCCAATCGTTGCACAAGGTCTTTAATGATTTGTTCTGCGGTGTTCAGACCTCGGATGATCCCGCAGACATGCCGGTACTCGGCGTAATCAGCAGCGCGACCGCCAGCCACGAAGGCTTCTTGGTCTGCGCGTGTATCAGCTATGACTTTGGCGGCGTGCGCCAATACCTTCACTTCATTCACTCATTTCCTTTTTTGGTTGGGGTAAATGGACGCGCTACCCGTTGCGCTTGCTGGGACGACATCTGAGCACGGTGTTTAGCAATGTCAGCGCCGATCCGCATTCCTTCGCTCTCCTGCTGGCGAGCAAGCTTGTCCTTTTGTGCAGCGGCGGTTGCCGCGACTTGCATAGCAGCGATCTCTTTCTGAGCCGCGATACGTGATTCTTCGATTCGAATTTGATCCGCCTTGGCGGCTGCCTCGACCTGTTGCTTCTGAGCCTTGAGTTGAATCTCGGCTTCCTTGATCTTGAGTTCCTGCATCTGCATCTGAACCACCGGGTCCTGCATCTGCTGTTGGTACTGCTGTTGCTTGACCTCGTCACTGTTCTGTTTAAACAGTTGCTGAGCCGCCTGCGCCGCCATCTGGGCAATCTGATCGGCTATCTGGGGGTCAATGGTCTTGTTCTCTTCCTCGCCCGGGAGGGTGAAGCCCATGCGCTTTTCCATCTCCATGCGGTACTCAAAGGCAACGTGCTCGTTGATGTGAGCCATCATCGCTGCCTGAATGGCCTGCGCTTGGGGGTTCTGGCCGATGATCTGAGCAATCTTCGGGTCCTGCATCGCCATCATGTGGACTTGGATGTGGGCCTTGTGGTTCTGTTCAATGAACGCCTTCAAGGGCTTGCCCGTGATCGCATTCATGTTCTCTTGAATAGGATCGGTGGGGACTGCGTCGTCTTCAATCGGGACCAGCTTCTGGGCGTTCTTGACCCCCAGAACATCAATCATCTGGCGGTGCAGCAAAGGCAGGTTGTAGAGTTGCGGGGCTTGCTGGGCAAGCTGCATGACTGCCTGATACTGGACAACCTTCTGCGCCATGGTGGCTGCGTTGGGGTCGCTGACCGGGATGACATCGACTTGGTCGTAGTCAGACTTCTTGGCGAAGCGGCTGCCTTCTTCCGGTTCGTAGGTGTACTCCTCCGGGGTGTAGTCGGCAATGATGCTTTTGAGCAGTTTAAATTCCTGCTTCATGGCGTAGTGCATACGGGACTGCACCGCGCCCATGACCTTCAGGGTCCGCTCCAACAGCGCCAGCGTCGTGCCCACGGGGGCGTTGGCCGACATATCGCTGACGTTTAAATCGCCAGAGGAGGCAAACGCACGGCCTTCTTGGACGATGTTCTCGAAGAGGGCGTACAGAACCTGACTGGGTTCCTTGTACGGCAGGGGAAGAATGTTGTCGCGGATGGAGCCGGAGGGCACATCTACGTCGCGGAACTCTCCCGGTGCGATGGGGGTGTCATCTCCCTTGATCCGAAGACCCCGCGATTTGAGGCCACCGGGGAGGTTAGACAAAGTGCCAGCGTCAACAAGCTGGCGGATAAGCATAGTCGCGCTCTTGGCATAGCCGCCGATGAGGTGGATGAGGCCATAGCCATAGAAACCAAACCCGGGAATGTACTGGTAATGGACGAAGTGCTGTCGCTTGAGGTGGAGCTTGTCACCCTCGTGCCAGTTACGGCGGATGGCAAGGATTTTCGATGTGCCTTTTTCCACGGTGATGACGTACGGCAGCGCGATGCCAGTCTCTTCACCATACTTATTGGTGTGCTCATGGCCGGGGAGGTCTCGGTCTACATGCATCTCAAGGATGCGGAAGCGGTCGTCTTGGATGGCCGACATGCCCTGCTCTTCGGCCTTTTGCTTCTCAATGTCGTCCAGTTCGCCCGTGGGCTCGCCTAGATCGACATCCCGGTAGAAACCGGCTTCCTGAAGGCGCAGAACATCATTCTCGGTCTTGCGCATGACGTGGGTAACACGCTCGGAGCGCTCCAAGTCCGGGGCTCCGTAGGGGACAACAATGTCCTCTGCGGAGATGAACATGGCAACTTGGCGGCCAATAGAGGGGTCGTAGTAGACCTTTTTGAAGGCCGAGCCGGTGATAGGCAGGGACCACAGCAGCTTCTCATGCTCCGGGCGGTACTCCGTCATCCGGTCGGTTAGCTGGTAGTTCATGTCGTTTTGCACACGCAAAGCGGCATCTTTCTTGTCTACCGTCTCACGGCCAATGATCTGCGTCTTGACCGGCCCCATCGCGGGGAAGGTCTCCATGATCCCTTCGGCTTGGAAGCGGACCACGGACTCAGTGAGCATGGGGTGGAACACACCGCAGGCACCGTCCCACGGCTCGGTCCTCTCCTCGTACTTGAGGCCGAGGAGCTTTAAACCATCAACGTAGGTCTGGACCCATTCCTTGCGGTCTCGCTGGTCTTTATCAAAGTCTGCAATGAGTTCCGAGGCCAGAGAATCCAACGCGCTTTCATCCATGTAGTCAGCGAGGTTGGCATCGAAGTCTTCTGCGGTTTCTTCTTGGGGGACTAGGTCGATCTCAATATCCCCCATGTCGATAGATACCGAGTCGGGGTTTTCAATCTCAATCTCGATAGGAGGCTCTGCCAAATCAGAAATCCCTTGCGGGGCTTGGTACAGACCTTTATCAATCATGTTGTTTTCCTTTAAATCAGCTTCCAGCCGCCGGGGCTGTAATTGTCAGGCATCCTCACCGAGCCGCCCTGTTTAAATTCCTCAGATGAGGCAACTTGGACTTCAGGCTCTTTGTAACCAATGGACTGCCGGATGAACTGTCTGAGAGACTGGTTGCGGGGGTCTTCCACCGCGTACCTTTGATCTTCAAAATTCTTGGCGTATGCCCGGGCCTTGGGTCCTGCGCCGTTCCACACCTGAGCGAATGGAAGATTTAAACGCTTGGCCATTATCTGCTTGGAGACAATTGCCGCCGGGAATCCTGCTGCGTAGGGGTCGATGCCTTGGGCCACTAGGTCTTTGGCAATTTTATTGGCTTGCTTGCTGTTTACATCGTAGTCGTTGTATCCGAAGTTTGACCGGCCCTCAAGAAGAGCGAGGTTGGTCAGTTCATCCGGATGCATCATCTGCACGCCATGGCGCTCTGCGGCCTTTTTGTAGGCGGCAAGAAGATTTGCCATGGTTTCTCTGTCGTAGGCGTAGTCCTGCGTCTCCATCCGATCTTTTGCGCCAAAGTTGTTATTTGGGTTGGCGCGTCTTGCCGTGATGTAGTTCTTGGCAGAAACTTCTTTTGTGATTGGCAGGTAAACGCCGCCGCCCGCAACCCAGTTGTCTTTGTTGTTGCGGTCAACGGTTTTCAGGAACTTCTCGTACTCCGGAGTGCCGGGAACAAAGTACGCGCCTTTAACTTTGTATCTTGGTTCCATGATTTACACCGTGTAGTAGCGATCAGCCCTGCGGCCCTTGAAGTACTTAGGTTCTTCAGGCTCGTCAGAACTGATAGACACAAACCCGCCCTGCCGGAAACGCAGAAGAGCTTGGCTGGTTGAGTCCACCAAGTCGTCGTGATCGCCGTTCGGGAAAGCTGCGAGTTCTTCCATGAGTTCATCAGCCCATCTTGTCTCGGGGCACCACACCACCCCGGACGCAAAGAGGTCCGAGATAGCATTTACACGGGCGATCTTATCGCTTCCTTTGCCCGGTGTATATTCCTGAAGAGGGATGCCCATCTGCCGTAGCTCATAGACAAGCGGAGCCCCGGCGGCCTTCTTCTCCACGATCAAGGAATCTGGGGACCATTCCTTGTACATCTCAAAAGCCCTCTGTTTTAGCTCTGGGAACTCCATCCGTCGTTTAAACGCATCCAGAACGATGATGTTGGTCTTGTAGTTCCCCTTGTCATCGGCCTGTTTAAAGACTCCCCATGTTGTACAGGCGGAGTAGTCGGCCCTGTTTGACTTCTCGAAGGCTGTATCCCAGCTTTGGATGATGTATTCGCACTGCGGGGGAGCATCTTCTGTCCAGATTCTCCAGTTTTCCCGCTTGATGATGGCCCCTTCTTCCGAAGTGGGGTTCTGTTGGTACTGCGCCTCCCATTTAGCGACGGGAAGTTCTGCTTTTAGGGCCTCAAGTTCTTCTTTTTTCCAGAATCCGGGCCATAGAGGGGTCCCGGAGGGAAGAATCGCGGGAAATTCGATGACTTCCCACTCATTTGTGCCGTCTTTTTCGCTGTTTTTCAGGATTTGCCCGGTCAGGTCCCTCTTGGACCACCGGGTCATCACAATAATGATTGCTCCGCCCGGCTGTAAACGCTGCCGGGGACCGGATGTGTACCACTCATACACGTTGTCATAGACCGCAGGGTTGCCCTGCTTGGCTTCTTGTTCCGAATGAGGGTCGTCAATGATGAGTAGGTCAGCACCCTTACCCGTCACGGCTCCCCCAACACCGATAGCGAAGTAATCCCCCCCTACGTCCGTGTTCCATCGTCCTGCGGCTTTGGAGTCAGAGGATAGTTTTGTGCCAAAGACCTTCTGGTAGGGGTCCGAAGACACCAAGTTACGGACCTTACGTCCGAAGCCGACGGCCAGTTCTGCGGTGTGAGCAGTCTGAATGATCTTCTTGTGGGGGAACTTCCCCAAAAACCACGCAGGAAGCAGATAGGAAGCAAACTCCGACTTGGTGTGCCGGGGAGGCATATTAATAATCAGCCTCTTCAACTCCCCCTTAGCCACCCTCTCAAAGGCATCTGCCATGATCTGATGGTGTTTCCCAGAGATAAACACCGGCCACATCTGAGAGACAAAGAAGATGTAAGACTCCTTACACCTCTGGACCTTGTCTAGCTCCAAAAGCTGGAGAATCTTTGCCCGGCCATCATCATCCACAAGAGGAATCAAGGACTGATAGTCCGATACCTCTTTCTTTGTAAGGAAACTCACAGGCGACCCACAGCCCGGACAGACTGATCCCTGACAGCAATAGAGTTGAACTTATGGGGCCGGAGGGTCAAGTGCCCCTCATCCTTGAGTCTATGAACAATCCGGTGGACATTGGCCTTAGACCTCAGTCCTATCCCCTTGGCTATGACTGTGTAAGAGGGAGCCACACCATGGAGCTTGATGTACGCCCGGATGAAATCAAGCACCAGTTGATGCTTTTCGTACATTCTTCTGCTCCTCACAAATAGCCTGATACGCAAGCCTCAACTGCGTCAAAGCCTCCAAGGCATGCTCCTTGGCATTGGCATACCTCTTCTCAATCACTGCGTTGTGCATGTCCTTGAGAGCCTTCTCGGCAAGAAGAGTTGGCCTCGCATAATCAATGATGTCGTCCATATCTCTAGTTTAAATCACAATCCGAACGTTCGCAAGGGGTGTAAATCAAAATATATATACCCCGGGGGGTCAGTGATTTGCGGGTGATGGGGGGGTGTTTATGGGAATGTGATGGGAAGAGTGGATTACAGCGTAAGCATGGGAGGGGGAGGTAAGCGGCCCCAGCGGGGGGTCGGGGGGCGGTGGGTCGCCGCCAGCGGCAAACCTGATGCCCACTCCGCCCGTGTAAACGCTGATGACCGTAGAGGGGCTAACCCTCCCTGACCTGCGCCTTGCTGATCGGCTTGACGTTGTCCAGCAACTTCAAGTGTCCAGCCAGTTCTCTGCGTAGCGTCTCTGGTGACACTGCCGCCTCCTTCGCTTCTGGCTGCTGCTGGAACATGCCAGCGGCTCTGCCCATCAACTCCAGTGCTTTCAACCGAGACCCTTCCTGCTTGCCTGCTTTGCTGAGTGCAAGCAACTCTTTCAGTACGTACCGCTTCGTGGCACTCACGTCCTCCGCCAGCACTTCCACTGTCTCGCCCCATGCGTCCTGAAGACTCTTCTGCACCCTTGGGTCTCTGCTTACCCTGTACGCCGCAGCGGTGATCGTCCTATCGTCGCCCTTGGCGTTGGGGTATGCGTCTCGGTAGGCCTGACGCATTGTCTTCCCCTGTATCAGCCCCTTAGTGAACTCTATCTGGCTGCTTGTCAGTGGCCTTGGACGTGGTATCTCTGATCCTCTTACTCTCCCATCGGCTCTCATTACTGGAGGTTCTGCGCGAAGGGCTAACCGTTCCGCTTCGCTCAGTTCCGGGCCCCCGTCATACCCGTTTAAATCGTCATCCTCCGCAGCCCTCTCCAGTGCTGCTAGATACTCGTCTTTGGTCGCCCTCAGTCGGTCCCGGGTCTCGCTCCGCTCCGTCATACTGTGATTCCTTCCATACTGTGTAAACGTACACGACGTTCGCATCGTAACAGGTTATCAGCCTCCGGACTACCCTACCCCTTACCCCGCTTCCGTTCGTCGCTTTAAACCCTGTCTGCAATAAACAAGTACTACAAAACTTGTCCACACCCTGTGGATAACTCTGATCTTATCCACACCCCTGTGGATAACCTACCTAGAACTTTCCTATTGCAACCGGGCCTTGCAGGCCCTGTCTGAACTGACCCTATACCTCCCCCGCCTGAACCCCTTTCAGCGCCTCCCACTGGTGACCGTTGCCCTCTATATAGAGAGTCACAGTCCCTAGCCGTCCCGGGCTATTCCCCCACATTCCACTCGGGTATTGCTTTACACGGGCAACTAGTGCTACAGTCACGCCATGCCCTAGCACTAGCTAGTGAGGCAAAGGTGATCGAACCTACAGGTGCCAGCCCCTTCAGTGCTGGACCCCCCGGTGGAGTCCGGTACAGAACGGCCCTGTATATGGTCGGTCTGAGGAGGTAAAAGACGCAAGTCTTCCCCGGCAACGGGTTCAATTCAGGCAGGTGATACGACCTGCACCGTGCTACTGGCGCGGTAGACAACAAAACATCCGCTTACATATGTAAGAGCTGCTTGCAGCCTGATGCGCCCCTCTGGGACGCATTGGAGTGCATCCCGCACGTAACCCGGAGAACACTGTGGAAGCTATCACCGTCAAGTACCTGCCCTCTACTGCCACGCAACCTGCCCGACTAAAGGCGGCGTGCGGCACCTTCAAGGGTGTCACCATCCCCTTCCCGAACGAACTGAGCGGCATCGCCGCTTATGCGGAGGCTGCCATCGAACTGTGCGATGTACTCGGCTGGCATGGCCCCCTCGCTGGCGGCTGGACCGGAAGCGGCTCCGCCGCATTCCTGCTATCCGACGCAGCCCACGTCGGCAACGTCTGACCGCAGCCTGATGCCCTCCCCCAGAGGGCATTGGAGTGCTGTCCCCCCTTCAACCAACCGGAGAACCTATGACCAAAACGGAAACCGCCCTGAGAAACGCGCTGATGGTGCTGCTGAACGACAACGTGATCCTGCAACACCTACGGGCCAATGACCCGAATGCCTTGCAGCAGGCCCAAGCTGCCGCCGATCAGTCCGAGCGATGGATCGCGCAGGCAACCCGCCGCAACGTGGACGGGAAGCCCGACTATGTCTGGACCCTCCGCTACAGCAACGGCAAGCCCTGCCTGTACACAAGCGAAGCAGGTGCATACCTCGCCGCCGCCCGGGCCTGCGCCCATACCGCGCACGGTCTGCATACCCCCCGCGCAACCCTCGCCTGACAACAACCCCCGGAGAAAACTATGTCCCTGATTCACCATACCCGTGAGGCGTGGCTCACTGCCGCCACTGACCTGCTGCGTCCGTCCTTCGACGCGCTGAACAAACCCCTGCCGCTGGCGATCCGCGTGACCTGCGGTTTCCCGCTCCACGCCCGTCGGTCCAAGGCCATTGGTCAATGTTGGGCCAGCACTGCCTCGGCGGATAAGACCATCGAAATTATGATCAGCCCGGTGCTGGCAAACCCTCTGGCGGTGCTGGAGGTGCTGGTGCATGAGCTTTGCCATGCCACTGCCGGGGCCATGAATCACGGCATCGCCTTTCAGCGGGTCGCCGCCGACATGGGTCTGGTTGCCTGCGGTGGCGGGAAGCAGGCGTGGAAGTCCACGAAGGGCAACAGCACCTTTGCGTCCGACCATGCCGCCACACTGACCGCCCTCGGGGACTATGCCCATGCCGAGCTAGTGCCCGGCGCGGAGACCAAGGTCCAGCCGACCCGGATGCTCAAGCTTTGCTGCCCGTCCTGCGGGTACACCGTCCGCACCACTGCCAAGTGGGTCGCTGCTGGCCTGCCGACCTGCCCCTGCGGTGACACCCTTCACAACGTTTAAATCGGAGAACAATCATGCTGTCCCATGACGCCCTAGTCACCCAAATCACGGCCCTGCCGACCCCCGTCCTCACCGCAACTCTGAACCGATTCGGTGGCTCGGTTGGCGGTAGCAAGCAGGCCGCCGCTAGGTGGCTCGCTGACCGCATCTATTCCGGTGCCATCGCCGTGGCGGACGTGCTGCCTGCTACCCCTGCTGCCCCTGCCCCCAAGCAGGACACCGCCGCCGTGGCGGCTGCTGCTGCTGTCGCAGGCCGGGCGGAGTCGATTGCCCTTGATGCAGTCGCTGCAATCAAGACGGTGAAGGATTCGGTGACGAACGTCGCGGCGATGGTCAACACCCTGTCCGACAAGCTTGCCGCCCAGACCCCGGCAGTCGAGCGCGACGAGATCAATGCCGCCGTCACCCGCGCCATCGCGGATGCATTCGCCCCCTTCAAGACCGCAGTCGAGGCCGCTGGTGCTCAGACCGCAGTCGCGGACCTGTCCGCCGTCCACGTCGTGCGGACCTGCCCCGCCGTGGACGTGTTCGGCATCGACGTGCTGGATATGACGGGCGCACCGATGACCGTAGAGGTTTGGAATCACCCGCAGGCCCCCGCCGTGGACCCTGACTTTATTTGGACCGAGGGCATCCTGCGTCACCTGCTGCTGTCTCAGCAGACAGGCGAGAACCTCTGGTTCGGGGGTGACAAAGGCACGGGTAAGTCGGAGACCGCCCGGCAGTTTGCAGCCCGGACCGGACGTGCGTTTACACGCATCAACTTTCACAAGTTCACGGCTGCGGAGGAATACGTCGGCGCGGTGGGCCTGAAGGACGGCGAGACAGTCTTTGAAAAGAAGGACTTTTTGCTGGCGTACACCTGCCCGTCGAGCGTGATCCTGCTGGACGAGATCACCAACGCAGACCCCGGCGAACTGGCACCCTTGAACGGTTTTCTGGAACCGAAAGCTTGCGTGTCGTTCGGGGGCCAGCCGCACGTCCGCGCCCCCGGTGTTCTCTGCTTCGCAGCCGATAACACGTTCGGTTCGGGTGATGACTCGGGTCGCTACGCCGGGACGCGCAATCAAAACTCGGCGCTGGTTGACCGCTTCGCCCGGGTGATCGCGTTTAAATTCCTGCCTGCTGATCAGGAGATCAAGGCCCTCGCGCAGCACACTGGCTGCTCCCCCGCACTGGCCCGGCACGTCCACGCCGCCATTGTGGTGGCCCGGTCCAAGGTGACCACTGCCGAGATCACCGACGCGCCGTCGATTCGTTCGGCGATGGCCTTCATCCGTGCCCTGCGTGTCCTGCCCCCGGATGACGCATGGGAGGCTGCTGTCGTGGCCCGTCAACCGTCCGAGTGCCACGCCGTCCTGCGTGGCATCTTCGAAACCTGCCTGTCCCGCGAAACCATCGCAAAAAATCTGTGAGGTCAATCATGAAAGCTTTTTACTCTGGCTCCGAGTTCCGCGCCGCCGTCGAGGAAATTCTCGGCAAGGTCAATACCGCCCTTGACCTGACCCCCATTCGGGTCGAGTGGACCAAGCGCATCCAGACCGCCGCTATCGACGTGAGCGGGACCATCCTGCTGGCGGACGTGGCGGATGACAGTCGCGTCGATCACGCGACACTGGTGCGCTACTGTGGCATGGGTGCCCATGAGCTTTGCCATCATGCGTACACCCATTGGGTGTCCCTGTCTGCCGCGAAGCATGGCACCCCGCTCCTGCGTCAACTGCACAACGCAGTCGAGGATGCCTACATTGAGCGCCGCGCTATCCGCTCCGGGCTCACTGGCAACATCGAATCCCTGTTCACCACGCTGATCGGTGGCATGGTGAGCGAGGCCCTGCGTGAGGTGACTGACTGGTCAGCCCCGGAGCAGTACCCGTTCGCCCTCGCTGTCTACCTGCGGGACCACGCCGCCGTCAAGGTGCCGCTGGCCCCCGGTCTGGACGTGATCTTTGCTGGTGCCGCCGCTCAGTTTAAATCGTGCGCCAACAGTGATGACGCGCTGAAGATCGCGCAGTGGGTCGAGTCCCAACTGATGGCCCTGCCAGACAACCCGCAGCCCAAGCCGCGACCTAAACCGCAGCCCGGCAACCCGGACGAGGGCGACGGTGGCGAGGGCGACGGTGAAGGTGGCGAGGGCGACGGTGGCGAGGGAGAGGGTCAGGAAGACCCCCAGAAGGACGCAGGAGGCGATGAAAAGGGCAAGGGTAGCCCTACCCCCCAACCCGGCCCTGCAAGGGCTCCTACGGGCTATGAGGACTACCGCACCGTCGAGCCTGCTGTCGAGTCCCCGGACGGTGAGGGCAAGGGCGGGTTCTATGGGAGCTACTGCGAGGTCACTGGCCTGTCCCGCAAGGGCTACCACGTCGGCAACGGGCAGCACAAAGTGGACGTGACGGTGCCCGGTGCCCTGCGCTACAACCTCAAGCGCCTGTTTGACAACAGTGCCCGGGTCGAGTTCGGTCTACGTCGCAAGGCCGGGTCTGTGGACGTTAACTCCCTGTCCCGCATCGGCACCAGCGACAAGCTGTTCAAGCGCCGCAGCGAGGTGGACGGTGTCGATTCTGCGGTGGTCATCCTGCTGGACGTGTCCGAGTCCATGGAAAGTGATCGGCTGCTTGGCCCCGCCGTCGAGTGCTGCGCCGCCCTGCTGGACACGTTGGACCGGGCTCAGGTCAAGACCTGCGTACTATCGTTCGGCACCGTGACAAGCGTGGTCAAAGACTGGACGGACCGCAAGGCCAAGGGCATTGAGGCCCTGTCCACTGTGAGCGCTTCTGGTGGCACCAATGACTTTTTCGCGGTGCGCTACGCCCACAAGCTGCTGGCCCAACGACCAGAGGAGCGCAAGGTGCTGATTGTCCTGACGGACGGCTGCGGACAGACGCAGGCCACGTCCCAACAGGTCCACGCTGGCGAGGCGATGGGCATCACCACTGTGGGGATCGGCATCCGTCTGGACGTGTCTCGCGTCTACCCCCAGAGCGTCAGGGTAAACAACGTCTCGGACCTTGGGTCTGCTTCGTTTAAATCTATCAAGCTGGCAGTCTGACTGCCCCGCCCCCGGTCGGATACCGGGTGCTTTTTTAGGAGAGACAACGTGAAGAGCTATCAAGTTACATTGGTGCGTTACAGCTATTGCACTGTTTTTGTCGAGGCCAAGGATGAGGAGACCGCGAAAGGGATGGCATGGGATAAGGTCGAGCGCGGCGGCGCGACTGCTGTCTCTGATTCTTATTGGGACATTGAACACGTCGAGGAAATTGAAGAACACGCTGGAGGTGCAGCATGAAGATCAAAACCAGCGAACTGAAAGACCTCGCCCTTGATTGGGCGGTTGTCCGAGCTAACTACGAAATCAATTTCGAGGAGGTTTGGCGGAACTTCCGTAACGAGTGCGGGTATTCCTACGATTGGGCGCAAGGTGGCCCGATCATTGAGCGGGAGGAGATTGCGGTGCGCCGCACCTATGAGGACACGGGCTGGACCGCCAGCAAGGCTACAGCCCCGCACTTCATGACGGTGTTTGAGGATGGCCCCACTCCCCTCATCGCAGCGATGCGCTGCTATGTCGCATCCCGACTCGGAGACGAGGTCGAGGTGCCTGATTCGATTGGGGGTGCAGCATGAGGACCGAGGGGGAGGCCTACTCCCAATTCGTCAACTACCTCGCGCTGCTCTGCATTGCACCCTTTGCCGACGTGCCCGTGCTTTGCGATGCAGGCTGCGAGTTCTTTGACCGCTGGCTCGCGCTCGCGGAACAACGTATTCATTTAAACGGAGATTGAAGATGGCATTTGCCCATACCCCCGGCCCGTGGATCGCCAAGCCCCTGACCTACAACTGGTCGATTGAATCAGAGCAGGGGCACCCTGTCGCCCGTATCCCTTTGAATGACGTTACCTATGATGACCTGCGCCTGATGAATGCTGCGCCTGACCTGCTGGCTGCGCTGCGCCTCGCCCTGCCCCATGTCCAAGCTTGCGCGGAGAAGGATGATTCTTTGGCCCGGCTAAATGATGAGCGCGGGATGCGTGGCAGCGCAGCGCAATGCCGCAGGGTTGCCGAGATGCGCCGGGCTGCCGCGCAGGTGATTGCTGATGCCATCGCCAAGGCGGGAGGTGCAGCATGAACCCGTGGACCCCTGTCGAGCGCGTCGAGCGCATCGTGATGCTGTTGTGCGTGATCGTCCTGCTGTTGGACCTGTTTGTCTGGAGGCCCTGATGACCGTAGATGACGTTCTGTACGGGCTCGACACGTTGTGGAACAGTGAGGCTTTGGACCCCAACGCAAGACGCGCAGCTAAGTTTGCCTACCATACCCTTGTTGCGTTTAAATCTGCGCGCAAGCTGGACGGGAAGATGCCAGCCGCCGAGCTACCCGAGGCGGCATGGGCAACTGATGAGAGTAGGGATGTACCCGCTCATTAAAATTGTCGGGGACTTCGATCCCCGCTACACCAACTTAGTCGAGCGCACCAGTGAGCCGTACATCAAACCCGGTAGCGTTTACATCGAAAGCGCGGGAGGGTTGCTGTACGTGTTCAAGAAAACGAAGGATGGGAGGGTTCGACGTGGACACTACAAGTCCATGATCGATGCGGTCTATGCCGCTCACTGCAAACGATAAGGGGGCCAACTGGCCCCCTTTTTTCTTTAGAACTGGTCTAGGTTCTCTGAGTATGTCCCGGATGTTTTGTTGTACAGCAGCGTAGTCTCGCCCTGAGTCCCCACCCACCTATAGCGGGACTTCCAGCAGGCGATTTCCACCACAGGCCCCTCTTTCCTGTGGACCGTGATCCCGCAATCCGTCTTAGCCCACCACGCCATCGACCCGCTGATGCTCATGCCATCTGGGCGAGGTTGTTCGACCCCCGAGCGATTGATCTTGGACGGG